GGTAATATCCTCAGAAACCATTTGCTGAAACTCTCTGAGATTTGGAGTTAAACAGGTAGCCCGATCATATTTACCCCATGAAACACCTTTTGGATCAACAAATATGGGAATATTATAAGCATTGCATTTATTGATTATATTTTGACATAAGTATTCTTTCAACGTACCTTTATTGTAATCTGATAGAATAACCAGATGGTATTTTTCAACGTTATCAAAGAAATCATCTTGCAGTTTGTAATAGAGTCTTGCATCTACTTTATACGGTCTTTTATCTCCTTCAAAGTCGATTCTTATTACCTGATTATGATCTTTCTTGTAACGTACCTTGTGAATAGTGGAAACGTTTTCTGAAGCATAGAAATGAGCTTTGATGTTTTTGGCATCACATAATTGTTTCATTTCAACTGCGGTTTTATCGTAACCAACAATACCATAAAGATCCACATTTGCTTTTAATCCAGCACAATTGTTGGCAACATTGGCAGCACCACCTAATGCCATCTTTTTCTGATTGCAATTGGTTTTGGCGATTAAAACGGGTGCTTCTGGAGATATTCTTTCTATTTTACAATCGTAATAAACATCCAAAAGAACATCACCTATTACAGCAACGTTGAGAAGATTGTAATTCGGTAATGTAAACATTGATTATCGTCCTTTATTAGTGTTTTAATTGAATAGAATCACACAAACAGGACGTATTATAAAGATTAATCCAAGTTAAATCAATACAAAAAAAACCCCTCCTTGTGAGAGGGGCTTTTATCATAATCATCCAGAAAATCGGATGTTTATAAGGGGTATGAAATATTACTCCTTATAAATGGGAGTAAGATTCGTCTTAGCGTCCTGAATATGACCACGAAGAGTTTTGGCTTCCTTGATAAGTTCCATCAGATGCCCACGCGCAATAGCAGCATCCTTTTTGATTCCTTCAAGGAAAGTTCCAAGGGGATCGGTGACAGCTTCAAAATGCTCCTGAAGGGCTTCAAAAGACTCTTCGATTGCTGTTTTGTATTCGGCATCAATTTCAAACCCAATTGCCTTCTTACGCTTTTCAGGTTTCTTTGCAGCACCCTTTTTAGCAGCAGTCGTTTTTCCCTTGGCAGCAGTTTTACCCTTAGCCACAGTCTTTTTCTTGCCAATAGTCTTAGCCAGTTTCTTGAGTCCCATTTTCTTTTCTCCTATTCAACGATTGTTTTTAGAACACCAATGGGCTTTCCCTCTTTATCCGGTAGCCCGACTAATAATCTATTGGACGCTGTTCCAAACCATTCTGTAACAGGATAGAATTGACAATTGGGGTTGATGCTCGTCAGCATATCAAAGTGTTCACGATCAACCAAACCGAAAACCCCGAAAGCAACTTTAGCTGTCCCTTTGCTTGGCCTAATGCTTTTGCTTCTGTCAATTAGCATCCAAAGATCATCTTCACTTAATTTGAAACTTAATACATCTGTGATCCCCTTGTCAACTAAAAAGTTGATAGGGACGTTGAATAGGGCAAAGTTTTTGTTATCGGTGATGCAGAATCCGCTTGAATAGATAACCGGCTTGTCCAGATTCTTTGAAGGGTTTTTGGTTTTCAATTTAACCTTCTTTAACGTTTTCATAATAATATTAGCTCTTTAATTTGTATCTGTTTTGGAAGAAATCCCAAATGTCGATTGTTTTAAGATCCATCAGATAATCGTTATAACTGTAATCTGTGTACTTTTCATCAAACAGGTTTTTAATCCTGGCGTTTATGGCTTGCTGGTAAATCCTCATTGGATTCCATGAAACGCACCTTTGGTCCGGTCTGACCCTTGATAAAATCCTTGAGTACTTTTTCTTAATTCTGGTTTTTGAGCAAACCCCGTAGAGAGGAATTATGTTCTTTTTACCAAGTACGGGCTGATACGTATTGTTGTATCCTTTGAAATGCTCACAGCAATAACATTTACCAAAAGCAAGCAATTGTTTGTAAGGGGTCACTCCTTGATCCAACAATCGTGGTGTAATAAACAATTCCATTGCAAGCGGCCAAATGCCATCGAATGTGTTTTGATGCAATGTATCAACAAATTCATCAAAATTCACCATAGCAAAATATGCACATATTTGCAAGACAGCATCTCTTCTGGTACTTTCCTGTTCAATTGTCTGTACTGGATAGTTATTGAATTTGCTTTGGGTTAATTTCAGTTCAATCTTTCTCCAATCAGGCAATCGCAGGAATTCTTGTATATCGGGTGCTTCGTGCTGTAACATGGTTTATTTCCTTTCCCCCTTTACCATTGCCGTTTCTCTTGATTCGGATCGGCTCCCAAAAATCGGTCAATCCGACTTCTATCTGCATATGGTTTATAATGAAATCATTCCAGGTCTTATCGGTAAACATATCCACAAAGGTTATTGAACCTTGGTATTTTCTGTTAATGTAATAAAAGAATCTCTGAAGTAAAGGAGGGATGTTACCATATTCATTTTGACGATCTGTGATAAGACTATAATTGTAAAGCTTTCTTTTCATCTGTCCTGATTTATGGCACGTATTCTTTATATCTTCAATCTTTTCTTCAAGCCAATTCTTGATCATATGTTCAAAGCGATAACAAACTTCTTTGCCTTTTTCTATGTTGTTACCATAGAATTGATTAACATATAATTCTGTGAACTTTTCATATCCGACTTCCAAACGTTTCAGATTCTTCTTCTTGTATTTCTTTGCGTAAATGAATTTCTCAAAATCAATATCATTTCCAAAATAGGTTTGTATCAGTTTGTTCTTTTCATTGATCATGAAGAATCGGTCAATGGTGGGTTTATTGTTTATCCAATTGAAAGGAGGCTTTTTCCATTCTTCAGCAGTTACCAATCGGTCCATTGCCTTGAACATGGTATTCAGGTTCCGGTTTGCACCATGAATGAGGCAATCGGAGATGACGATGGCGGCGTTTATATATGCCTTGCTATCCTTCGACCCTATCCGAACCTTTTGAAGCCCTCCTGAACTGATTGGCAATTTGTTCCAATACTCAATAACCTTGTCTGCATAATCCCATTCAATTTCATTGCCGGTTGATATTAACCTGAGAAGACAACGACGAACATTGATGGCATAATTATGATAAGTTTTCTTTCTTCTTTCTGGATCTGATGGAATTTTGAAATGGATTTTCATATCAATGCTATGAAAGCATGAAATATAATCATTGAAGCAATTTTGATCATATACAGGGATTTTATCAAAATCATAATCATTATCAGCCAAACGCTTAACCATGTCTTTTTGCATGAAGCGTTCATTGCGTATTTTGCGTTTTAGAAGATGTCTATCAAGCATAATACTACTCTTAACCTCATTTAGAAGATTATCGGCCAATAATTCATCAATTAGATTCCGCTCTTGATTAAGAATAGTCTTAAACCTATTTTCATGATCAGGAATTGAAGGATAATCAATTACTGCGACAGGCTTATTCTTGATTATCTTTTGATTCCTCTCATCTATCAACCTTTGTTCTTCTTCCTTTTGTTGCTTTAGAAACTCAACCTTTTGATGATATGTAAACTGTGTTGTACTCTCCTTATTCAACTGATACATCCAAGCATTTAATTCTTTATCATTGAGCCATCTATAATCTTCAGTTCTATTTTTACGCTTATATTTGCGAGGAGGTACATAATCAAACTCTTCAATATCTGATTGATTAGAATCAAGCTCCTTGTTCAGATCAAGCTCCTTGTTTATAACCAAAGCTTCTTTATAACCAAAGCATGGATCTGGTTGATTAGAATCAAGCTCCTTGTTTAAATTAAGCTCCTTAATATCAACAAAAGCTTCTTTAGATCCAAAACGAGGATATGTTTGGTTAGAATCAAGCCCCTTGTTAATAACCACATCTTCATTGGAATCAATATGTGTATCTACTTTATGATTATCAATCGTAGTGGTTTTTGAAGAAGAAGTATTATCAGAACAAGAGGCAACTTTGGGGCTTTTTCCCAAAGTTGCTATTTGTCTACAAATAAAGATACTACTGTTAATCAATACAGTATTTATAGTAACCAAGTTATTATTAAATAGTGTATTAATATATAGTATATTAGAGTATCTAAGTAATGGGTTTTTTACTTGCTGTGTTTTCAATAACTTATTGGTTGTTTTTGTATGTTCTATATTTTCAGACTCCCTTTGTTCCCTTTTCTTGTTTATTGCAACACTATTACGAGTAAATAACTTACGGAATTTGTTGTAGATCTTTCTATATTCTTTGTTATCATAGTTCTTTTGGTCGATGAGATCCACAAGGGCTGGAATCTGAGGAAGCAGCATGGTGTTCATGCGTCTTCCTTTATAAATCCATGAGATTTTGATTAAGAATCCCTTTTTGTCCAAACTGTTTATGGCAGCATTGATAGAAGAGATTCCTGTTTCTAATCTTTCTGCAATGTATTTGTGCTTACAGAAACACGGAGAGTCTTTTAGGAAGTATTCTTGTTGCAGGAACTTCAGTAGTTTTACTTCGATGTGTCCAATCTGACATTTCAAATCCCCCCTGATCCATTGGACTATATCTTTGTTCTTCCAGGGAGAATCTTCCAAATCATTAATATTGCAAACAAATTCAGAACATTCCTGAATGAATTGGCGATTGAGGGAATAAAATCCAGGCTGGTCGTCAAATTCTTCTTGACATGCGGTGCGGTTATATTCTAATATCTCTTTCATAAATAACCCTTCCTTGTTAGCCTCGGAACTGCATTGAGGGCGTTATTTGTTTTAGGTTGATCCTTTCGTCGGGGTCAACTTTGGGAGTTGGCATTGAGGGTTAAATCCTCCAGATTGGTTGCCCCAATCCATCCCTCCATTCTCCCAAAAAGAAGGGGATTTTCCTGTAAGCTTCCCAGGAGAATCCCCTTCGCCATTTGATCCCCTTGGTTTCAATATGCCTTGTAGTTTAAGCGATAACTTTGTTCAAGTCAAGATATTTATAAATCCCCGATTTTATATATCATTCCTTGAAATTCCTCACCCTGTTTGAGTAAAACCTCTCGAATCTTCTCTGAAACAACCACAGCTTTCTTTTCCTTTTGCCGGGATATTTGTGTTCATACGGTAAAATGCATTTTGGTGCATCATCGTTATATATATAACAAAAGTATGTTAATAGGTGCATTATAAGATCTTCCATCGCTATATAATCACCAGTGATTTTCTTAGCTGTCTCTTGGATTTTGACATATAATTCCTGATCGACCCTGCAAGTCAGAAGAAGCTCGTCTTTCAATCTGACCTTGGGAGTTTTGGAATCATAATTGAGGATCATTCCCATTATAAGCTTCTGTTGGAAATTCCTAAGAAAATTGGATATTTTCGGGTCTTGATTGAATCTTTTCTCCTTTTTCAATCTACCTCTTGTTTCCATTTGTTTTTCTCCATTGTAGTTCTTTATTGACATTTAATACTGTTTTACTTTAAAATAGAAGTACTTATTTTGTAAAGACCGTAATCTTGGAATTATAACATAAGAGGAAGCACTATGGCAACTAATTTGAAGGATAAATTGAAGAAGTTTAAATCAGGGAAGCATAAAACAGAAGACAAATGTAAAACTGTAAACCATAAGTGTATGGCATTTGCTTTGAAAGTGAAATTATCGACTTATTTGCAGCAGGGAATGGATATTAAGGAAGCTGCCAAACTCTGTAAGATTACCGATTATCAATTGGGAGTATTACGATCTGATCCTGAATTTGAGGATTTCATTGCGTATTGTTCTTCTGAATGTGAAATGGGTCATTTGCAGAATATCAATCTGGCTGGATCTTCTGGTCAATGGCAAGCTTCGGCATGGATGCTTGAACGTAAATTTCCCGATAGATATGGAAAGAAAGATACGATCAAACATGAATATGAAGTGAAACTACTTTCATTTCAGAAGATCATTTTGGGTGTTATCAATGATCTTGATCCCAATGTTCGTCAAATGATAATGCAAAAGCTACGCAGTATCAATTTGGAATCTGAAATGCAGGAAATATCGTTTGGTTCACCAAATGACAATAAGGCAATTGCAATAGGTTAATATTTTATGCGTTCCAGATCATCAGCCATAGATAGAGATTTACAAACGTTTCTTAATGGAAATATCATTAACCTTCTTGATGGTATTGAAGTTAATCAAGAAGATTTGGTTTTAAAGAAGTCAGAAACATTTACTCAGAAGTTCTTGAAAGATTCAAGAGGTAAGAATGTAACAAATGAAGCAGTACATAATATCATGCATCGCTTTGTTCGTTATGCACAATCAAAAGGATATACTAAGTTTCTTATCCTTGGAGCATTTGGACACGGCAAGACCGAACAGATGTGTACCGGATGGGTTATGCATGAAATGGCAAAGAACCCAAATCTGCTTTGTAAAATAGTTCATGTTTCTGAAACAGAAGCGGTAAAACGTTGTAGAGCTATACGTGATTACATAACAAAAGATGATGATTTTCATCGTATAGCTCCACATATTCTTCCTACAGCTATTTGGGGATCTCAACGATTTATCATTAAACGATCTGCAATGTCAAAAGATGGAACTGTTGAAGCTTATGGTGTTCTTTCAACGGCAATTGGTGGTCGTGCAAATTTGATTGTATTTGATGATCCCCAGGATCTTAAAACCGCAGTACTTGAACCCACCACGCGCCAGAAGATAGAAGATGTCTTTAAAAACATCTGGCTCACTCGTTTGATTCCCCAGGATTCCCAAGTAATGGTTATGATGAATAAATGGCATGAGAACGATCTTGCCTCTGTTATTCAAAGAAACCCCATTTGGTCTTGGATGAGTATTGCGGTATCTGAAACATTGGATTATTTGATATACAATGATTCATTTGGACGTAAGAAGAAGTTACCAGTTTGGTCATTATTCAATAAGAACGATTTAAACATAAAACTGAAGGAATTAGGACAAAGAGACTTTGATCGTGGTTATAGATTAATTCCATATACCGATTCTGATAAGACATTTCCTTCTTTCCGTAAATGTTGTCACTTTGGAATCAAGCCGGAACAGATAATTGACGATGAGAGAAATTGGCTTTTTATTGGTGGAATTGACTTTGCTGGTTTGAAACGTCCTGGTACTGTTTTATCCGTTATTGCTGTTCATAAAAAGACAGGAATGAAAGTACCTCTTGAAATTCAAATGTTAAGAGGCGCACAAGATCTTCCTTTTTATATGATCAAGTATTTTCGTAAGTATGGTGTTGATTTGTTCATGGCAGAAAACAATGGTGTTCAGGAATCCCTTGTGGATATGCTTGAATCAATGTTGGGTCAAGAGAAATACAAGAAGTATGGAATTAAGATTGAAGGGTTTTTGACAGGCAAGAATAAAGCAGATCCATTGCATGGTTTACCTTCAATTGAAAAGGAATTTGATAATCAGGAATGGATGTTTTGTTTTGATCATGAACCACAACTTGGTGAAGAGGATATAAATAACGCCTGGATCAAGTTATTTTATGAATTCTCAAATCATCCATTTTATGAAACTACAGACATAGTAATGAGTTTGTGGTTTTGTCGAGCCGGTGCTGTTAAATTCTTACGTGGTGCAGATGGTCCAAACATATGGTGATAACTATCTGATATTATTATGAAAAAGATACCTCTTACTCAAAATCAGTTTGCACTTGTTGATGATGAAGATTTTGATTATCTAAATCAATGGAAATGGTGTGTTGAAAAACATGAAAGAAATAGTGGTAGAATTCATTATTATGTAAGTAGAAGACAACGATATGGTTTACGATCTGAAAATAAGGCTCATTATATTAGAATGTCTCGTTTAATAATGAATGTATCTGATGATGTTTATGTTGATCACAGAAATCATAATGGACTTGATAATCGTAGAAAGAATTTGAGAATAGTTACACCTACTCAGAATAATTGGAATTCCAGAAAATGCTTACAAAAAACTGCATCTAATTATAAGGGTGTAAGAATTATTAAGTATAATGGAAAAAAGAATATAAGTATTTACTATAAAATGGTTATTACTATTAATAGAAAACGCTATTATAAAAGCTTTGCTACTGAACTTGAAGCTGCAATTGCATATGATCGTCTTGCTTTGAAGCATTTTGATGAATATGCCTATATCAATTTTCAATACCAGGATAGACAAGGTTTAAGGTTTAAACTTAAAACTATCCAAAAATAGAGTTAAAATAAACATTGTGTTTAACATTTAACTCATAACAAGGGGGAGTCTTGTGAAATGCAAATTGGTCCGTTAAATATTAGTTGGAATAGTGAAAGAAAAACATGGTCGCAATTGATGGCTATTCTTAACAGCGAGAAAGGAGGGGCAAGCGCAGTAGCATTAAGAACAAATCCAAGAGAACAAATGAATCAATATAAGTCCTGGGTTTATTCTTGTGTTTCTTTGATTTCTGATAGAATTGCATCTTTGCCATACAGCTTTTACAACATCGAAACAGATGAAGAATTAAGCACCAAAAATAAGGGTTATAAGGTATTTACAAAGCCATTTAGACATCCAAACGATTTGATGACATATCGTTTTATTAAGAACTTTTGTCAAATTCAATTGGATCTTTGTGGTATGTCTTGTATTTATAAAGCCAGGAATAGATTAGGTCAGGTTTGGGAACTTTGGCCTTTGAATATGAATGACTTTATGAAGGTTGAAGTTGGAGGTACACTTACTTCTCCAAGTGTAAAATATGTGTTTAAATCTGGTAATGAAGGTAAATGGATTGATTTTGATATTAGTGAATTGATTGTAATTAATTATCCTCATCCTTCAGATATTTACTCTGGTATGAGTCCTATTCAGGCTCAAGCTTATGCATCCGATATTGATACTTACGTAGAAGTTTATGAACGGGATTTCTTTAAGAATAGTGCAAGAATTGATTTTGCATTAACAACTGAAGTTCAATTGGATCAGGAAAAAGCAAATGAATTAAAGGAAAGATGGCTTGAGAAATACAAAGGCCGATTTCATGATGTTGCTGTTCTTGATTCAGGATTAAAACCAGTTCCTTTAAAATACACCAATCGTGATTTTGAGTTTTTGAATCTTGCTGGTTGGTCCAAAGATAAGATTCTGGCTTGTTATCGTGTTCCTTCCAGTAAATTAGGTTCTACAGACACAAATAGGGCTGGAAGTGTTTATTCGGATATTTCATTTAATAGAGAATCTATTCATCCAAGGCTTGTGCTTTGGGATGAAGAAATGACTGAGGGTGTTTGTTCTACATATGATGAACGTTTATCAATTAAACATCAGAATCCAATTCCAAGAGACAGGCAAATAGAATTACAGGAAGCAAAAGCATATTGTGGAGTTCCTACACTTACAATTAATGAATACCGTGAAAGAGTACACAAGCTTGGTCCCATTAAAGGCGGTGATCGTGTTATTATTCCACAGAACTTCATTTATCTTGATGATTTGAAAAAGGTAACTCAAAGCAATATAGCCAATTCAAAACCAAATGATACTGATCGTGATCGTAGCGATGAAGAGCCTCATGTCAATCCTGATGGAACGGATGATCGGGATGATAACCCAACAGATGGTAGAGCTTTAATTCCACAAGAAACAAAACAGGTTAAATCTCTAAAAGAGTTTCATTCCTTGATTTTTAAGAGTAGGGAACTTTGGAATGAAATGATTTTCAATTCATTGAAGAATGTAACTATTGATAACTTTGAGAAGCAATTGAATATTGTTTTGGTTGAATGTATTATGGCAACAATTGATGTTTTGTTTGATTATTATGATTCAAAAACATTTGATATTGATGCAAATGATTGGATTATAAACATTGCTGAGAAAACATCATCTGAATATACTAAAACTCTGTTGAAGAATCCAAAGTATAAAGAAATTGATTGGAGTGTTTATTTTGAGGAGCAATTCAATTCTAATCCAAGACTTTCGAAAATAATCAATGCACTTTTGAAGTCCAGTATCAATTATACAAAATGGTTAATGTTGACGAATAAAGCGTTAGAAATTGAATGGGTTGTTAATAGTAATGAATGTGGTCATAAGGGAAGAATCAAGGAAATAACTACATTTGATTCTTTTGAAATTGGTGTAACTAAAATCCGATTTCCAGGTGAAATCCTTTCGTTCAGTTGTGATTGTACTATTACCGATAAACAATAATTAAGGAGTAATTGAAATGGCTTATGAACTTCGTTCCAGAAAAGGTTTACAGATCAAGAAGGATGGTAATCCGGTATTTGCAGCAGATAATATTGAAATAAAGATTGAGCAATTGGATGAAAAAGAGAAGTCTTTTATTGCAGTTGCTTCTACTGAACATGAAGATAGAGATAAAGACATTGTTCGTCAGGATGGTTGGAAGCTGGCGAATTTTAATAAGAATCCAGTTGTTCCTTGGTCACATAATTACTATGGTATTCCTATTGCAAAGTCATTGAAGACTTGGGTTGATAAAACCGATAAGAAAGGTTCTCGTCTTCTTTTTAAACCTAAGTTTGATCAGGATGATGAAGAATCCATGAAGGTTTTTAATAAATATAAGAATGGATTTCTTACATCTTTTTCAGTTGGTTTTCAGGGAATCAAATTCAATTACAGAAATGAAGATGATCCTTGGTGGGGTGGTCGTGAATTTACAGAACAGGAACTTTTGGAGATTTCGGCTGTTGCGGTTCCGGCAAATCCTCATGCATCTACCCGTTTGAGTTATGCAGGGGTTGAAAAGCCCAATAATCTAATTCAAATGGGTTATCCTGAAGTATTTGCAAAGACAAAAGCTGGTCTTTTTTATCCTGTTACTGATATTGCAGTTTATACCGATCCTAAAAAGGTAGATATTGAAAAAGGTGTGGTTGGAATAAAAGCTGTTTCTCTTTTGGATAATGAAGAAATTAGTGATCCTGTAGCTTATCTATTTGACCCTGAACTTTTTAGTGATAAAACGGTTAATGAATGGATAAGTCAAAATGCGAATAAGAAATGGAAAACTAAATACATTGATATTAAGTTTACGGATTCGGATATGTTTTCTCTTTCTTCATTGGAAACAGAAGATAGCATCAAGGAGTTTAAAAGTCCGATTGACCTTAGTGAAACTGATTTATCAATTGAAATTAAAGATACGGAAGATAAAGTTTCGGATTCTATTTCTGATAGTGGGTCTGAAAACTCTGATGATGTTAAAGAAATTGGTGATGGCGCAACGGATGATAAAGGATCTACCGATGGAATCAAAGATGAAATATCAAATAAGGGTGATGAAAAATCTGAGCCTTTGGAAGATAATTCAAATTTGGATAGTGTGGAAGAAGTACAAGATGCTATCACTTTTCCGGTGAAAAGTTTCATTGAAGTTGTTACAATCATTAAGGATTTTGACGGAAAAGTACTTGACCAAAACACTTCTGTAATTGCTTCGAACAAGGAGTTCAAGACGGCTCAGGAATTTATTGACAATAAGGGTAAAGATCCGATTTCTTTACTAAAAGAAGAAGTGTTGGAATTGAAAAAGGCTATTGACACACTTTGTAATGAAAAAATGGTTGCAAATGTAAGCGAAATCTCCGATAATAGCGATCAATTGAATGATGATGAAGTTAAAAGTTCTGAATCACCAAACGAAGAGATTATTGAATTGGATGAATCATTGATTATCAATTCCCCTGGTATTAATGAAAAAACCAATTCAGATGATCAAATTGAAATTGATGATGAACTTTTGATTAAATCATCTGATGATTTTAAGAAGGTTACTAATGACAGTTTATTGGAGAAAATGAAATGTAATTTGAAGGAGGCTTTAAAAGCCGCTTCCGGTAAAATCGACTAATATATTATCATTTTAATTGAGAGGTAATACTAAAGATGAAACTGACTAAAGAAGAATTGATTGAAATGCTCAAGGGGCAAGTGAATGATGTTATGGGATCTGATGATTTTAGCAGCATGGTAAAATCTGTCATTTCCGACATGATCAAAGACCTTCAAAATGATGTTCAGACTCCCTTCAATAAAGCCAATGCTCAATCTATTATTCGTTATATGCCCAATGTTGGTATCAGCGATGGAATGATGTCAACCAAGCAGGGTTCCGTTATCAATCTGCGTAATAAACAGAATCCTTGGGTGATTGTTTCTGATGATGTAAAAACATGGGCTACCGATTTTGCAAAGTATTTGAAAACGGGTAATGTGTCCAAACTGCTTTCGGAAACTGTTGATGATGATGGTGGTTATACCGTTCCTGAAGAGTTTCGTGCTTTAATGATTATGTACGATGCTGAAGACACTTTGGTTTGGCAACGCGCAACTGTTTGGCCGATGGCGGGTGAGAAGCTTTCTTTCCCCAAACTTGCTCAAGATCCTGATGTGCAAAGCGAAACGTTTGATCATTTTGCCGGGGTTTCTTTTGAGTGGACTGAGGAAGGTGGGGAGAAGCAGGAGACTCAGCCTGAATTCGGTTTGATTGAAATGATCGTTCATGAGCTTGCTGGATACACGGAACTTACCAATACTCTTCTGGATGATTCCGTTCTTAATCTCATGAACTATCTGACTCGTATTTTCCGTTCTGCTTGGTATTGGTACACCGATAAGGAATTCATTCAGGGTACAGGTGGAAAGAAACCTTTGGGCATTATTAATGACCCGAAAGTTCTTACCGTTAATCGTCAGACTGCAAGTGTAATTGAATTCAAAGACTGTCTTAATATGGAAGCGCGTCTTCCTTCCATGTTTGATAGTTCTTGTGTTTGGTTCCTTACGAAATCTGGTCGTGCAAGTCTTCGTGGTCAAACGGTTTCCAGTACTTCTAATGAACTTGTTTTGCAGGAGAATTACGCTAATCTCAAGGATGGCTATGATATGACCATTCTTGGTCGTCCCGCTTATCTTGCCGATGGTAAAATTCCCGCACTTGGAAATACCGGCGATTTGATCCTGGGTGCTTGGCAGCAGTATTATATTGGTTTCCGTCAAGATTTCGCTATGGATTCTTCCCGGCATTATCGTTTCCGTCATAATCGTACCGCTCTTCGTTGTTCCGGTCGTATTGATGGTCAAGCAGCAGTTCCGCAAGCGTTTGTCGTTTTGACTGATGTTTCTTAATTAAAGATTCATTAAATAATAGAATGAATCTTTAATTGAATACTTATATTTAACGGAGGAAATACAATGTTTGACATTCTGAATAATTACAAGTTTGGTTACTTTCAGCAAGCTGTTTCGGATGCTGCCGGTGCTGCTGCGAATGCTCCCAGTGATAATGGTATTGATCTTTGGACCGCAAATCAGCTTCCCAATCGTGTTCTTCTGATTCTGGATGTTGGTTCTGTTGGTACTGGTGGCACCCTTGATATTATCGTTCAGGATTCCGTTGATCAATCTACTTGGGATGCGGATTTTCTGACTCTTGATCAGATTGATGAAGCGGGTCTTTATCTTTGTGAGGTTTTTGATCCCAATCGTTATATTCGTTTGAATGTTACTGTTGGTACGGACGCTGTTGTTTGGTCTGCTCTTTATATGACGTTTGAGAATCAGCGCCGTCCGGTCACTCAGCAGGGTACGACACTTACTCCCACTTATGGAACTGGTCGTGTTGGTAAAGTAGGTGGCACGATTTCGTAACATATATTGATTTCGGCTAAATGAATTAAAGCCGGGAGAATGTAATAAGGAGGGGTACAAATTCCGGTTTGTACCCCTTTTTTAATACTTGTTAATATGGTGATAAAATGAAAGTCAAATTGTTGGATGTGTCTTTAATTAGGACATTTGGTGGTGTTGTTGTTGATATGACGGACACTCAAGCTGCAAGATACATTAATAAAGGTTTAGCTGTTTCATTTGAGAAACCTAAAGTAGTCGATGGTTTTAATAAGAAAGTGAATCATCCAAATGAAGATAAGATGGTTTGGAGTCCTCCTGAAGAAAAGCTGTTTTCAAATACTAAAGTAGTTCCTAATGGAGAATATCCTGGTGCTAATGATACTTTATTTTCACAGATAAAGTAGTACAGGAGTATAGGAAATGGCATTAAATGCAAATGCATTGATTGATGTAACTTATTTTAACCAAATGTGGCAGGATGAAAGTTTAGATCCTGATTATATCGAAAATTGTATTAATGCAGTTTCATCATCTTTTGAGAAGTTTTGTAATCGTAATTTAAAACAAAGAAGCTATACTTATGTAAGTGATGATGAAGATGCTGAAGCTAATATTTACTACGTTCCTGAATATTGCATTTTTGATGCTCCTCCCAAGAACATCTTTTGGTTTCCGACCTATCCTGTTTCTGAAGTTTCATATTTTGAAGTAAGTGGAATTGAAGTAGCTCTTTCTACGAATAATAGTTATATGGCAGATGATGGTTATTTGCTTTATAATCGAAGTGGGAAGCTTTTTTATTCATATGGTTTTGATTATCCTTATTCGCAAAATGTAAGGGTTAAATGGATAGGTGGATATGCTGATAATTCAATGGAGATGTCTCATTTAAAGTATTTGTGTTTTATGACTTTAAAAGACTTTGTTAATGCTCCACAGAATATGACATATCAATCTGAAACAATTGGTCAATATAGTTATAAAACGATTGCAACTACATTATTGACTCAATTACAAGGGTTATCTCCTAATGTATTTGCTGATCTTTCGAAATATAGAAGGGAAGTGATAGGATGACTTTTAATTCTCTTCTTACACAGAAATGTGATATTCAAAGGAAAACCACAACTAAAAACACATATGGTCATACTGTAAATACATGGGAAACATTATATACGGATGTTCCTTGCAGAATTGATTATATGTTTGTTACATCTGCATATTTCAGTCAGACTCCAAATAGTCAAATTGCTGGAAATGATTATGTGGGGTTCTTTAAAAACAACGTTGATATTAGAAAAGGTGATCGTGTAGTTTGGCAAGATTTAACTTTATATGCAAGACCTACTAATTATACATTTGCAAGCGGAAGTCGTGTGCATCATTTGGAAGTTATGTTTGGTTTGCAGGAAACCTAAATGGCAATAATACAGGATATAAGGGAACAGAAAGTTCGTTTAGTTAAAGCTACCTTTTATTCAAAGATAGGTAGAAGGATAACTAATGAAATATTGATTCCTATTTTGGATCAATTGGAAAAAGATGTTCCTATTGTATTAGAAGAAGCAGCAAATTGGGCAAGAAAACGTATCGTTGATATTCTGTCTTCAAATACACCTTCTGGACGTACTTATAGGATTTTTGAATATACGACAGGTGATTTTAAAAACCGTACTCCTCATGAAGAATATGATCCTCATACCGCTTCTGCTGAAAATGAAATGCCTGCCAAATTAACGGGTACTTTGGCCGCTTCTATTAGTTATGAAATTCATTCTGATGGATATTTTAGAATAGGTGTATTAAAAGAAGAAGGTGAATTTAGTGATGCTGGAACTGAACTTGAGTCTGCTTTTTATTCACCTTCAAAACACACCATTTATATGAATTCAGAAGGAGGTTTTACAACTCCTGTTGGGACATATGCTAAGTATTTGGCTGAAGGTACACAGTATATGGCTCCTCGTCCTTTTCTTGAAAGATGTATGGATGAAATCCGTGAAGATTTAAGAAAGAGGATTCGTAAGAATATTAGAAGATCGTTGAATAAATCAACAGGAAGAGTTTATGTGAGAAAGGCAATTGTTTTTAAAGTCTATTTTACGTAAGGTTATATCATGCTTGAATTAGATGCTTTAGTTGTGAATAAAATAAAGACTGATGCAACCATGATTTCATTGATGGGTATTAACTCATTGGATGATAGAATTTATGCATGGTATCCTGCTCTTGATATTGAATATATATTAAATCTGCAAGAAGTTGCAATTATATATCGAAATTATATGGAAGGACGAGAAACTAATTGGTCTTTTCCATCTCAAATGCCAAATATAAAGTACTTTTTTAGAATTCTGTCAGTAAGTCAATTAAAACTCAGACAATGTACTGAAAGATTGATTGCCTTATTTGATCAGACTTCTTTAACATCGACTAATTGGATAGCCAAATGGATAGAATTGAGTAGTGTTGCCGATGGAATGATGGAAGGTAGCCCTACTTATCCAATTTTGTCTAAAAACGTTCTGTTTACATTTAATGTGGTTGTTAGACGAAGGACTACTTGATGGATTCGAAACCGTTTATTTACTCTATGATCCGTGTGGTTTGTCAGGGAAAAATCAAAGCTTGTGATTTCTGTAAGGAAGACGAAAATAATGGAACTGCAAAAGAAGGGTACTGTTCTAAATGTGGCAGACCCTTATGGAAAAAGCCAGGGGAAACTTGTAGTTTTATTATTGGATACGTAGATAGAAATTATAAGCAAAATGGTAAAGTTCATATTAAATGCAAGAATTGTAATACAATAACGACTATCTAATTAAGGAGAATATATCATGGGTGTTTACGCAACTTCTTTTAATTCAAATAACATTTCTATCGGTCCTGCGTATGTGTATTTCAAGGGTGTTCATGTTGGTCATACTTATGGTGGTGTTAGTATGTCCGTTACTCAGAACACTTATGAATTGAAATCAGATCAGTATGGTGAAACTCCTGTTCGGGTTCTTGATGCTGGTCTGGTTCTTGAAGTTACCGTTAATATGACTGAAGCTACGTTTGCTAACCTCAAGATTCTGTTTGCTTCTGCTACCGATCAAACCACCTATCTTACTTTTGGTAAGCCCGTTGGTGAATTGGTTGATACTGGTGAACTGGTTCTTGAGCCGATTGATGGTTCTGAAATTATCCAGATCTACAATGCTGCTCCGAACGTTGGTGGTGCAATTGAAATTGCTTACACAACTGATAATCAGCGTGTTTACGCATGTCGGTTTGTGGGCCTGATTGACGATACTCGTACTTCTGGTGATCAGTTGTTCCGTATTGGTGGCTTTAGTTCCAGCTAATTAGTTTTATAATGTATTAGTTTAAATTGCAGGGAGATTCCTATTATTGTTGTAGGAATCTCCCTTTTATAGAAAGAAGTAAATATGCGGGAATGTGGTAATTGTACCTTATGTTGTTATTTTATGAATGTTCCTGATTATGATTCTCCTTCTGAATTATATTGTAAGAATTGTATTATCAATGAGGGTTGTGGGATATATTCTGAAAGAAAAGAGATTTGTAGATCCTTTGGTTGTCTTTGGTGGCATGAAAAGAGTATGCCTTTGTATTTAAGGCCCGATATATGTGGTGTTTTAATTGAGATTTATGAACATAACATATTCCTTGCATATTTAGATCCTAATAAACCTGATGCATTAAATAATAAAGAGATAAAGATTCTATTTAACAAGTGTGTTGAAGCTGGTCATCCAGTAGTTGTTTATACTGGTAGAAATAATCCAAATGTATTTCATTTACCAAATAATGTTAGTTTGTCAAATGTTGTTAATTGGATAAAAATGGGAAAATGTAAATGACTGCCCCATCTTATACCACGGATTTAAATGATTTAACTCTTTGTGAATCTACAACTAATATATCAGAAGCATCAGCTTCAGGTTGGACTTCTGGTACTGGTTATACTGCTGACACAGATTACTTTATTCAGGGATCTTATTGTATTTCTGTTACTTTGAAATCAGGTGTTGGTTGTTATTTATATAATAACGGTAGTGGAATTACATTTAATAGTGGTGATGTATTTATGGCATGGGTTTATAACCAATGTCCTAATGCATTAGGTACTTTAGCAGAGGGTGGTATTCGTCTTTGTATTGGTAGTGCTTTAAATGCCTTTTATGCTTGGTCTGTTTTGGGTAGTGATACATATCAATATGGTGGTTGGCAATGTATTCCGGTTGATCCTACTATTACTGTAGATTTTACGGCTGGTTCTCCTACTACTACAAAACAATACTTTGGTGTTGCTGATTATCAAACAGGGAATGTTTCAAAAGGCAACCCAATGGGATTTGATGCTTTACGTTATGGTAGAGCTAAATCCATTTTTGAATATGGTGATGTTGGTAATGGTTATTGTACTTTTTCTGGATTTGCGGCTGTAAATGATGCTCAAGCAAATAGATGGGGATTAGTACAAGCGATTGCTGGTGGTTATCTTTTTCAAGGTTTAATGACTCTTGGTACTTCTTCAAATGCTGTTGATTTCAGGGATTCAAATAAAAACGTAAATATTGCTGATCCATTAAAGGTTTCTTCATCTTTTAATGCTATTGAGATTAATAATGCAAGTTCAAGAGTGGATTGGACAAATATCTCTTTCTTATCTATTGGTACTACTTCACCAGGATCATTAACAGTAGTTGATAATGCAGATGTTAATTTGGATGGATGTACTTTTACAGATATGTCCACCTTTGTATTTCAATCAAATAGTACGATTATTGATTCTACGTTTCGTCGGTGTGGTCAAGTAACTCAGGGTGGTGCTTATTTTGATGGTTGTTTGTTTACCAGATCAATTGCTGCTGTTTCTTTATTGGTTAATGATCCAGATGTAGTTTCTAATTGTGAGTTTATTTCAGATGGAAGTAATCATGCAATTCAATTAACTGCTGCCTGTGCTGGTAATTCTTATACATTAACTAATTTAGTTGTAACTGGTTATGCAACATCAGATGGAACTACAGGTAATGAAGTTATTTATAATGATTCTGGTGGTGCAGTAACCATTAATATAGATGGAGGAAGTGGGGTTTCAAATATATCAGTACGTAATGGTACTGGTGCAAGTACAACTCTTGTTGCTAATTATTCATTTACTATAACTGGTTTGGAACAAAATACTGAAGTAACCATTGTCACCGCAGGAACAACAACTGTGTTGTTTAACGTTGAGAATGCAACAACTTCAGATGGTGATGGTAAATACCAAGCAACCTATTCACATTCAGGAGGGGCTTCAGTAGATATTTTAATTCATCATCCTTCTTATAAGCCGGATATTTCAAACCAATATGGTTTAACATTACCAAGTTCAAATTCATCTATTAAAGTAGCAATGTTTGAAGATGAGAATTATTACAATCCTACTTAGTAAAGGAGTTTTATAAATGGCAAAAATAGTAGATCCTGATGACATTAGTTATGTTGTCGATTCAACGGCTGGTGGTTCCGATGAAATGGAAATTCAAACCGGAGCTAAAACGATTCAATTGCTTGCACAGGGAACTTTGTCGGATGATGCTCCTGGTGCTACTTCTGGTATTTCAGGAAAGTGTCTTTATTCAAAATGTAAAGAGATTTGGAAAACAGACAATAGTTTAAACAAACATCGTTTTCCAATCCAGATGATTTATGAAGCTTCCTTTGTGTGGATCAACGGTTGGGGTCCGGCTGATGATCAAACAAGAGACTTGATTCGTGATGCTGGTTTTCAGGAAGTTGATGGTCGTGAAAATGCATGTATCATCTCTCTTGGTTCAATGGATGATTCTGATAATGACTTGGCATATTATGCGAACGTAGCTGGTTTTGATCAGAGTACAAGTACTTTTGATAAAACTGGTGAATTGAATGAAAATGTCCAGATTAAAGGTACGGGGGGTACTCCCGATAATACTGGATACTTTAAAGCGTTTCTCCGTGAAATGCAAAAGACCTATGCATCCTATAACCTCTTAACGGAACAGGGTCTTGCTGCACTTACCTATCAGGCTTATCGTCTTCCTCTTGCAAATGCTTCCGATCTTAACGCAATTGATGATGATACCGTAATTGGGACTACTGATGCTGGTTCCGTTTCCGGTGTAAAGTATTCTGAACTTACGATTGATTATATCGTTGGTAATGGTTTTACAACCGCTGCTGCACAGTCTTATTCTGTAGATGATGTTGTGCAAGATGGTGTGGGTCGATGGGCAAGATGTACGGGTGCTGGTACGGTTGTTACTCCTGGTGGTGCTTATGGATCATTTGGTGGTACTGCTACCTGGGAAGCTTATCCTGGTGAGCGTCAGATTGGTACTGTTTATTACGCATTCAATCGTGTTTTGGATGTTCAGGATACTACCAATAGTTTTAGTGCCAGATTGCAGGAAATTCATTCTTGGACGCAATATAAACTTCGTCAAGCAACAGATATTAATGATGATGTAAATGGTGATACTTATGGAACTGTTTATGGTAACGTAGCATTACCGTTTACATACTTCGTTGGTAGCACACTTCATACTCAACCGGGCGTTTTTATCGACAATTTTGATAATAATGATAAAAACGATATGGTGTTTTGGGATGTAACAGTTGATGGTGGTGGTCTTGATTCTGAAGATAAACCTGTTTTGTCAACCAACAGAGTTTATCCCTATACCGCTGCTGGTAATTTGAACTTCTCTCAGAACTTTGTGGATCAGCCTGATGGTGAAACTCGTTACACGATGTATTTTCAATATATCACTTCAACGAGTGTGTCACTTGCAATTACGGGTGCATCCGGTAACAATGCTACTTTGGATTGGTCTGGTGATGTTGGAAAATTGGATCATTTGCAGAGTGGTGATTACGTAAAAATCAGTGGTTTTGTAACTGAAACTGAAAACAATGGATTGTGGAGTATTACTGGATCACCGTCATCCAATACAGTTACGGCAACAAAAGTAGATGGTACTGCTCCTGCTACGGCATCTGCTGAAGCATGTACTGTTCTTGAGAATCCATTTGAATCTCCTGGTGCCGTGATTGTTGATAATAATGCTGGAACTGATATTGATGGTCAGATTACATCAGCATCAATTTCTTGGGACTTTGATTATACGAATAATAATCAGGGTGGAAGATCGCCCGATTCAACTGCTCCTGTTTATGTTGTGGCAATTGCCTATGATGGCGCACAATATGTTTTGGCATCATATACAATTCAGAAAGCAACTGGACAGAATATTCCGATCAATGCTGTTGATGAGTTGAACTACGAGAATCCTGCTTAATTGATTTAATAACTATATGCCTGATTTCCAATTTATCGGGAATCAGGCATATAGTAACAATATAAAGGATACTTAATTGGACGTAAAGAAGATTAAGCGTTTTTTGGCATTGTTGAAATCTGAAGTGGAATTAAATAGAAATCATCATTTAATACTTCCTGATGGATTTAAAGAGTCTTTTGAAAATCAACCCAAGTTTAGAGGATGGATTAATTATAAAGAGACTTGGTATATAGATGAGAAAGATCCTTGGAGAGTCATTTCAATAAGCCGACCACTTGTTGAAGATTGGCATGATCAATTAAGAAAGGTAGTTCCGGTTATTACACCAGAAGGAGAGGTAGTGGGGGCTGAAGAATGGGAGAAAAGGTCGAATTTGATGAAATAAACAAGATAATAAATATCACTTTAGCTCCCGATGTTAATGGTGATATTTTCATAGATGTTAAAACAGATTTATATAGCGATGGAAAGGAGGATTGGGTTGCTAATGAGAATTTAAGGAAGTTTCGATTTCCTATTTCTGCCGTTGGTGGTAATCCACTTCCTGGCTCTAAAGAATTGGGAAGTACTTTCTTTTTAGCATCTGATTGGAAAATAAAGCCATATAATGCAAGTCATCGTTTAACTGTTAATGGAAACCTTTATTCAGAAGATGGTTCTGATCTATTCCTTGATCCCGATGGTAGTTATACCGTTCGTATTATGCAGCAAGTTTCTTCTCTCGTTGATTCTACAATCCAACAATTGGCTGAAATAGAATATGCATCGTTTAATGGTGGTGTTTCGGTTGATGTTACTTCTTCTTATTCTGGTACTGTTTATCCTATAGGAACTGCACAACAACCTGTTAATAATTTCAATGATGCTTTATTAATTGCTCAAGAACGTGGATTTACTGTTTTCTATGTAAAAGGTGATGCTGTAATTGATAATGCAAATGATTTTGATGATTTCACCTTTATTGGTGAATCACAATCTAAATCCGAACTTGAAATTGATACTGATGCTTCAGTTGCCGGTTGTGAATTTTATGATGCAAAAGTAACAGGTGTTTTGGATGGTAATTGTAAAGTAAAAGGATGTATAATTAGCGATTTGTCTTATATCTATGGGATTGTAGAACAATGCTTATTGGAAGAAGGAGTTATAGTCTTAGGCGGGTCCAACATGGCTCAATTTATAGATTGTTGGAGTGGTTCAGCAAGCCAAACCAGCATCCCTTACATCGACATGGGAGGTTCGGGCCAGGACTTGATTATGAGAAACTACAACGGGGCAGTAGGAATAAGAAACCTCACAAGCCCGACAAACCAGATAAGCATCGACCTGAATTCAGGGGTGGTGATTCTGGACAACACGGTAACAGCGGGGGAAATAGTAATCAGGGGGGTGGGTCAGGTAATAGATAATAGTGGTGAAAATGCCAATGTTGATATTCATTATTTAATCAATCCCGATGTTATTACAACAAAGGTTTGGGATGAGCCTACCGCTGATCGTCAGACTCCTGGTACAATTGGTGGTGATTATTACCAGATGCTTCAAACGATGCCACGAATGTTGGGTTTGTTGCAGGAAAACTTCGTTATGGATAATCAAACCTATCAGGAATACAATGGTGCTAAATTAATGACGAGTGCCAGAATAAGAACATATTATGATAGTGCATTAAATAGCTTAATGGCAACATATCAAGTAGCTGCAACGTGGTCTGAGGGTCAATGTACCTCTTATCAGGTGGTGAAGGTATGAGTTTAGGATTAGCTACAAAAGGGATACTTCCTGATTTTACTGGTACTGGAAGTGGTGGTACAACTATTGTTACTAAATATGCAGGTTCCGTATTTGAAATAGAAACTGAAATGGATGTAATTGAAGTCAATGCAGATGTAATTACTGAAATAGTTGATATTGAAACATATGATGATATTTTGGTTGAAGTTGAAATGAAGGAAGATGATGAGATTACAGCAGATGAATTAACAATTGATGTATTCGTGGAATCAAATGAAATTGAAGTGGAGATAAATCCATGTCAAGCATAACAATGAAAAAAGGTGAATCCAAAACAATTGCGTTTCTAATTAAGAGAAATGGAGTTGCTTTGGATATGTCTGCGCTTGATCCGGCACCATCTTTCAAATGGGGTGTAAAAAGGCAAAGGGAAGATTCTGATTACATTTTAGAAAAGGAGGATATAGATTTTGATAAGACTGATGTAGCAGATGGTTATGTAAAGATTAATGTTAGTGCAATAGAAACAGCAGGGATTAATACGGGAACTTATATGAGTGAATTGAAGTGTGTTTTTAGTGCATCGGATATTGATAAATCGGCTAATATTCCATTCACGTTGGAGAAATCTGTTATTCATGATTGATTTAACTAATTAATGTTAAAAGGGAGAATTTGAAAATGGAAAACATTCTTGATTTTACTGATTACGCTAAACCTTTTGATTTTAAGTACAATGATAACATTTATCGTATTCCTGCCTTTAGTAAATCTCAAATTGAAAAACTGATGCAGATCAATACACGGTTTATGAATTTAGAGAAACAAAAGAAAGATCTAAATGATCCTGATAGCCTTGGTGATACTGGAAGTTACTTTATTATGCAGGATGAATTTTTGAGTAGTGCTTTGTTTAAGAAAACTGAATCCGGTAGTTTTGAACCTATTGATCCTGCTGAATTGGATACTTGGCCGGTCAAGGTTAAGAATAAGATTATGAATGAAATTGGTAAACAGATGTCCACGAATATTGAAGAAGAGGAAGAGGATAAGTCCTCAAAAAAGTCCTAAATGAAGTAAGGGAGTACGTTCAGATTTGTCATTATTTACGTGGAGCAATTGGTTTTTATGAATTACAACAGATGCCTTTAAAGCAGTATTTGGTTTTAAAGAAAGCTGTTGAAATAGAATCAATTGCTTCACGTATGACAAATCTATATGATCGCAATAGAGCTTTTGCAGATGCTAAACCATTGATGGAACAGTTACAAAAAGAGCATCTTTCCTTACTTCATAATAATAAAAGTGGTGTTTCTAATGGTGTTAGTTGGGATAAAGATCCTAATTGGAAGTCACAGTTAATGAAGTTACAAGCGTAAAGGAATAAAAGATGGCTTCTGAGGATACTGGTGGTACTAAAGGTGCTACTGTAGAAAGTATTAGACTTGAACTTGAAACTAACTTTGAGAAGATTTTAAAGAGTGAAGTTTATAACTTTCAAAGATTTGTTATAAAAACAGGCGTTATATCTCGCAATGTTTCCAATTCGTTTAATCAATTGGGGCAATCAGTTGCGAAAAGTATGCGCCATATGACTAAAAGTGCGCTTGAAGGAATTACCAATTCTTTTGATAAAAACATAAACTTGATGAAGTCGGTTTCTTCTCAAGGTATTAAAGTCAATGAACTTTATATAGAGACATTTAGAAGGTTAGAAGATAATCAGGAAGAATATAGAGAAGAGATTGAGAAGACTGCACAAGCATTAAGTAAACTTAAAGAAGCTGCAAAGCATTATAAGGGTGATAAATTTGGTGATGCTCAAGGTAAGGCTAATGAAGAGTTAAGAGAAAAACAGATTCTTGAATTATCTCAAAAAGCTGAAGAATTAAAACAGCATTTAGATAAAGAAAACCAGAAGATATTTGATCAGTTTAATAGACGTTTGGGTAGAATGGCCCAGGAAGCTACTGGTGCTTATGTTCAAACAACTGAAACTGCTTTAGAGAGTGTTCGTAGTTCTGTAAGAGGTCTTAATAATGAACTAAGTAAGGTTAAAAGTACCTTTGGTTTACAAGATGATGCATCGAAGTTGTTTAATTATCAAGCTCATTTTGATAAGGTTAAAAAACAACATGCTAATTTGCAAGATGCATTGCGTCAACAAAGTAGATTAACGGCTGAAGCAGAAAAGAAGGTACAGCTTGCACAATTTGCTTTTAATAATGCAATTAGTAAACAAACAAAAACTACAACTTATGAAGCGTTAAAAAAGACTGCACAGGATCAGAATATTGTTAAGAAGGGTTATATTGAATTAGAGCAAGAAGTTCGAAAGTTTGGAACTACTGTTAGATCTGTTCAGGGTGAAATTGATGTTTTATCACAAAAGATGAAGAAATCAATTTCTGGTGAATCCAAACTTACTTCTCAGGGTATTTTTAGAAATATTGAAAAGTCGATGGATCTTCTGGTACAAAGAGCGCAAGATACCGGAAGAGGGATGCATGAAGCTATTGCATCTAATATTGAAAAGAGTACTAAAGTTACAGGCGCATTGGATTTACAGGTTAAGAAGTTAAAAGAATTAAGAGAACAAGCTTTAATACTTCAGAAGACAGGTTTTGTTGATGAACGTAATCAGATTAGAAAGATTGATGCTGTATTAAAGAAATACGAACAATTTGTTGCACAGTATAAAAAAGAACAATCTATTATTCAGAATACATTAGGTAAGAAAAGTGTTTTACAAGCTTCTTTTAACTTTGCTGGTATTAAGAAGTTTAGAGATGAATATAATGCATTATCAAGAGAAATAGAAAATAATGGCGCAATAACGTCTAAGAATATGTTTGAAGCACAGGACAATGTTAAGAAACTTGAGTCCTTGTGGAACGCTTATGTTAAGAAACGAATTGAACTTAATAATAGAATTAAAGCTTTAATTGAAGAACAGAATAGAGTTGAACAGGAAAAAGCAACTGTAACTAATGCAAAGCTTAGATCTTTACTTGATGCTCATATAAATAAGATAAAGTCAAAAGTATCGGGTCTTAAAGCTGAATTAAATACAATTTATGAAACTCCTAAATTTAATCGTTACTTTAATCAGATTAAAGAAGCTGCATCAAAAGCACAAAATGAAATTAAAAGGAATTTCATTGATAATAATAAATATGTAGAGAAGGGTTTTAAAGATATTGCAAAACAATATGATATTTTAATTGATAAGGCTATTAAGCTTTCTCAGAAGAGATTTGTAAAACAATCAGTTATTGATGAAACTAAAAAGGGTTTTAAAGATCTTAAAACTCAGGCTGAAGAATATATAAAGACATTATTGCATGTTCAAAATAGTATTAGGGAACTTCAGCAGATTCAAAGAAGAGGTTTGGGTGGTCCTGGTATTCAAAGTCAAATAAAAACATTGCAGGGTTATGCTGCTGCAATGAAGAGTCATATTCAAGGATTAAATGTATATGCTACCCAGGCTCAAAGAAATCAAGAGAAATTACATGCAAAGAATTTAAAGACATATCTTTCTTCATCTTGGGAAATGATTCGTAATTTTAGATGGCAAGTTGCTGCTGTTATTTATCTTGTTTCAAGAGCAGTTATGGCAGTACAAAGAACTGTTCTTGCTGTTTTTAATAATATTCAGAAGTTTAGAACGGATGCAATGTCAATTGCTGCATCTGTTTCTATGCAAATGGTTGGAGATATTAAAACCAACTTTGAACAGGCATATAACTTTGCAAGAGATTTGATGTTGAAATTGGAAATGACGGCAGCAAAAACTATCCTCACATTAGAGGATATGTTGATGTTGACTAAGACGTTTGCACAAGCAGGGTTTATTCCTGAAACAGATAAAGATGTTCAGAATATTGCTACAATTGGTACTGCAATTAAAGCATTAACTGAAGGTATGGCTAATGCTGGTGTGCAGATGCGTCAGGAACTTTATGCAATCATTGCTGGTCGGCAAAGAGCTACAGACCAATTGGCAATGATGTTCAAAATGGTTGGTGTTGATATTCAGAAAGTTATTAAGGATGCCAAAGAAGAGGGTATTGAAATGGCTGAAGCCCTTGCAACGGCATTAAAACCATTTGATGAAATGAACCGTAGAATGGAAACTGAGTATTCTGCGGTTGTAAATAGATTGAAAGTGATTTGGGGTTATCTTCAGCGTATTGGTGCGGAAAGCACTTTACTTGATACTGCAAAACAATTAATGAAATTAGCTGATGCTTTGGCTTATATTTCTAAAGAAACGGATAAATTAACATTAACGCAATTAGGAAAAGAAGTAGCCATGTCAATTAGTATGGCTATGGAAACAATAAAAGCAACAGTTATGGCTGTTGTTGATATGATTGAATTTCTATTTACAACTTTTAGTCTTGCTGGTGATATGTTTTTAAAGCTATTTGGTGGTGCAAGTGAAGAAGCTGAAAATCTATCTGGAGTAATGAAATCAATTGCTATTACATTTGAAGGGATTATAAAAGCTTTAGCTGTTTTTAGAACTGTTCTTCAAATTGGAACTACAATGGTTTTGATGATGAGAACAGTTTTTGAAGGTATTTCTGAACTTGTAATAAATATTGGTAAGATTTTACTTGGTGTGCTTACTGCAAGTCCAACTTTACTTAAACAAGGTATAACAGGACTTGGTAAAGCAGTTCTTGATTTGTATAAGAATGGTAAAGAAGTAGTAGGTTCAATAAGTCAAATTCCTGAGATTTGGAAAGAAGCAGATCAAGCAATTCAAAATGCTTATGATACTCTTAAAAATAAGGATAAAGAACAAACTGAATTGAATCTTTTTAAATTACCATATTCAATGGAATCTCTTAGTGTGGATATGGATAAATTAACTACAAAGTTTAATAAGTTTAAAGAGGAATCATTATCTGGAATTGAAAAGATTCAATTTGAATTTGAACTTGATACTGAAGGATTTGAAGAAGTTAAGAAACGATTGACTGAGACTATAGCGTATATTCAAGAGAAATTGGATACACTTCAATCATTAGGTGTGGGTGTAGGTCCACGCGATCCACTTAGACTTCGTTTGAGGGGTTTTGTTGAAGCTCTTCATATGCTTGAAAAGGTTTCTGAAGCTGCTGCTGCTAAAAGAGATAAAGCTATTAAGGATCTTCAAGATAAAGAGAGAAAAGCTTTAGCGGAATCAAAGAAACAATGGGAATCTTACTTAATTGAAATTGCCAATAAACCTGAGACTCGTAAAGAGAAAACAGATAAGTGGTATCAGCTTCAAATTGAAAAGATAAATGAATTGAAAGAAACTAATGTTCATGCTGCACAAGAAATACAAAGAGCATGGGATGCATTAGCTGAAGGTTATCATGATAGATTAAGTCAGGATGTTAAAGATACTAAGAAAGAATATGATGATTTTGTTAATAAGATTAGGTCTTATGAAACGGTTACTGCGGTAGAAAGAATCGGAAATGAGTTTAAAGATATTTATGATTCTATTAATGAAAGTGTTGATTTAAATGATATTCAAAAGTTTCAATTAGTAGAATTAGCATATCTTGCTAAAGAAAGAAGATTAGAGCTTGAAAAGACCACCCGACTTCAAAGAATGACGATGCAGCAACTTGAATTGGAAGGTAAAAAAGCTGCATTTATGCAAAAGGATTTTATGCCTGATTATGAGAAACGAAGAGGTAGAATCCTTGAATTGAGAAACAATTATGTAAAATCAATGACAGATATTGAACATAAGATTCAAGATCTTCATGATAAGTATCAAGAAGCACCTGGAATTTGGAGGAGGAATACACAAGAGTTTCAACTTCATGCTTCTATATTAAAACAAGAATTGCAAATGCTTAAAGAAGCTTTTAAGTTTGATGATTTTGTAGTTAATCTTCCATTTGATATTAAAGAAATGGAAAGTGATTTTGATCAACTTAAAGATAAAACCAGACAGTTTACTCGGGATTCTTTAACTGGTCCTGCTAAGTTTAGATATGAAGCTTCTGAAGATCTTAGAGAAAATGATGAAAAAAGGAAGAAGTTTCAGAAACAACTTGAAGATGCGGAACGACGGTTTTCTGATGCTACAACTAATCCAAATTTCTATCCTCCTGAACAACGTAAGAAGATTCAGGATTTAATTGATTATTATAAAAATGCATTGAAAGAAACTGATGCTGCTGATGTTGCAGCAAAGGCAAAACTTAGTGCTAATTTGAAGAAATGGCAAGAAGAACAAAAGGATATGTTAGCTAATCAAAAGAAAACATGGGAAACGTTTCTTCTTGAAATAGCTGATAGACCACAAACCAGAAATGAAAAGACTGAAACATGGTTGAAGGAAACTCAATTAGCACTTGAGAATTATATTGAGAAATATAACCTGTCTGCGGAAGAAGCTCAAAGAGGTCAAGAACTTCTTGCAGAAGGTTTTAATCGTAGAATGCGTCAAAATGCAGAAGCTACTCAAAAAGAGATTGATGATTTAATTAATACTATTTCATCTCATGAAGTTTTAAGTGCAATTGAAAAGATTGATCTTGAGTTTAATAAAGTTCAACAGACTCTTAGAGAGAATATTAATATATCAGATGCAGAGAAATTGAAGTTAGCAGAGAAAATAGAGAAGATTAGACAGGAACGTATTGAAGTTGAAAAGGTAAATCAAGCTTATAGAAACAGAGCTAAATATTTAGATGTTCAATCTGCAAAAGCATCTTTTATGCAAGGATCTTTTAGCCCTCTTGAACGTCAGAAGGGTGATCTTTTAGCTTTAAAGGCCCAATATGCTAAATCAATGATGGATATTCGCAAGGAGATGGATAAAACTATTGATGAATCTTGGAATAAACTTAAAGGTATGTGGGAAACCCAGGAAGCAGCAGATTACTTTCGTCTTTTACAGGCAGAAGCAAGAGAAACAAGTAGAGTATTTGAACGGGAGTTTTTTAGAAAACAATATCCATTGTGGACTCAATTAAATGAAATGTCTCAGAATTGGGCTGATGGATTATCTGATTCATTGGCTGATTTGGTTCTTGATTTTGACAACTTTGCAGAATCAATTAAATCACTTTGGGAATCAATTTTAAGGGATACTCTTAAAGCTTCAATAAAACAAGGTTTGATTAATCCTTTGATGAGTTCATTAGGAACGGGTGAGCCAGGAAGTCCGACTTTATATCAAAGAATGTTTGGTAAAAAGGATGAAGAGAAAGCAAATGCTCCTGCTGCTTCTAATGTAGCTTCTGCTGTGCAAAAGCTTCAGGAGATGATGGGATTTGGTAAAGAAGGTCAAATGTCAATAATGGATACATTTTTGGCATCTGGTACTCCAATTCCAGTTGTTGTTGTAGATGGTGCTACTCAAATTGCAGGAATTCAGGAAGTTCTTAATAGAACAAATGAATCTGTGAATAAAACGGGTGCTGATACTAAGGGTGCAATCAATAATACTTCTACTCAATCTAAGAGTCTTTTTCAACAAATGCTAACTGCTTTGTTTGGTATTAAAGCAGCTATAATTGGTTCAGGTACTTCAAATGCTGCGGGTTCTGCTACTGGATCTACTGGTGGTATATTTGGGATGATAGCCGGATTGTTTGGTGGGGGTGGTGGTACTGCTGCTGGTACTGCTGTTGGTTCTTCTACAGCATTAGGTGGTGGTTCATTTATGGGTGCTGGTGGTACAGCCTTTGGTGGAATTGGAATGGCTGAAGGTGGTACAATTTCAGAGCATATTGTTGGTAGAGGTCTTAAATCAGGACGCATTTATGAATTTGGTGAAAAGACTAAATATGGTGAATTTGAAGATGTTATTCCCAGGAAGAAAATGCCAATTCATGGAAGTGGTCAATCTGTAACGATGTCAATGCCAATTAATATAAATGCTATTGATACTCAAACAGGTGTTGATTTTATAATGAAGAATCAAAAGGTAATTGAAAATGGTATGTTGAGATCAATGAAAAACAATAAAGCTCTCCGTGGAATGATTCGTCAATCATGGTAAGGAGTTGTTAGAATGGCTGATTTTACGTTTGAGATACATCGTTTAACACCAGAAAAACCTAAGTATAATATTCTACAAACTAAAATGGAGGGTTGGCGTGTTAAACGAAGATTGAAATCAACAGCACCACAACGAAGATGGACGGTTGAAATTCGTGGAAGAAACAATACAGAACGTGATGCAATTTTGGCGCATTATAATGGTCAAACAGGTGGTTTAACTCCTTTCAATTGGATTGTTAATCCTACGTTTTTTGGTAGTAATACTTTTTATGTTACTTATGAAGAATTTGAATATGAAAATCCTGATGGTTTGGGAAATGTTTGGAATTTCAATATTACGTTCTTGGAGGAATTAACGTAATGCCTAAAACAGTAAGTTCCAGTTTACTTCCGTATTTTTATAAGAAGGCTCAAACTGTTTTAACTGGATATGAGTTTATTCTTAGAGATGCCACTTATAGATATGTTGCTAATAATCAGGATATAGGTGCTTATACCGCTTTGGCAATTAAAAGAGGCACAATTACAACTGAAGATGGAACTGTTTTAAATGAATTGGATATTGGTTTAGATAATACTGATTTATCTTTTAAACAATGGGTATTGGGTGGAAATTTAGAACGTAGAGAGTGTAAGATTTATCTTCTATTTGTTTCTGGTACTTCAGTATTGGGTTCTGTTCTTCTTTTTTGGGGTGAAATGGATGCTCCTAAAGGAGATGAAAATTGGGTAACAGTTACGGTACGTCCATTGTATATGTTAGATCGTGAATACCCAAGAAGGATTTATCAGATAGGATGTAATTGGCGTTTTGCACATCAAACTACTTGTGAATTGGATTTAAGCGATTATCAATATACTGGTAATATATCTGCTGAATCGAATGGAACTTTGTTTACAATTGCACATGGTCAAGCAGTTAATTACTTTCTTCCTGGTTATGTTGAAATTACAAGTGGAGATTACATAGGAGAGGTAAGACCCATTGCATATAATGGAACTGGTGATGTTACTGTAAGAGTTTCATTTGGTCATACTGTACCTTCTGGAACTTCCATTAAGGTTCAGAAACTTTGTGCAAAGAATCCAGATGCGTGTCAAAATACCTTTGATAATTATGCTAATTACGGAGGTTTCCCGACTGTGCCTAAACAACCAATTATTTGATAATGATAATGATAGAATCAAGTAGAATTATAACTGAAGCTAAAAAGTTAGTTGGAATTCCTTTTTGTCATTATGGAAGAACAACCCTTGGTTTAGATTGTTCAGGACTTATTTGGTTATCACATACAAGATCAGGAATGAATTTACCAAGGGTTGATTCTCATTATTATCCTTTATGGTGGAGAGATAAGCATCAGGGAGAAAGACTTGTAGAAGGGCTTATTAACACTTGGAAGTTTGAACTTTGTGAAGAACCAGTTCAAAGTGGATTGGTTCTTTTTCGTATTTGGGGTAGAAAGTATCCAATTCATCATTGTGGTATTCTTTTGGATGATGATAAATTTATACATGCTAAAAGTACTTTGGGTAAGGGTTCAAGTAAGGTTACAATTGAGTGTCTTAGTCAGGGATATAAAAGGTTAATTGCGGGTTATATGATGCATAGGGAAATTAACTATAATGGGAATGACAACAGGACAGCTTGTTGGTAGTATTGGTGGTGGAATTATAGGATCATTTTTTGGTCCTGCTGGTTTTTATATTGGTATGTCTTTGGGAGGTTTAATTGGTGGTTGGTTAGATCCTGCTGATGCTCCCGATCCACCACCAACAGGTGATTTGGGTATAAATTCATATGTTCATAATGCACCTATTCCACTTGCATATGGTCAGAATAAACTTTATGGTGGTTGTGTTTGGATGGGTGATATTGATACAGCAATGGAAGAAAGTGGAGGAGGTAAAAAAAGCCCTTCTACATATTCTGCTCAAATGTGGGTTGAATTTGCAATGGCTCATTGTGAAGGGGAAGTTCAAGGATATACAAGAAGATATTGGATTGATGATAAAACAATTTGGGATATACGTGATGATGATATGTATTTTACTGTTGTTTCATACAATGGTTCTGCAACTCAAACAGTAAATGCAGATATTGATGATGATTTAGCTGGTTCTGCTAATCCTGCTGTTCCTTTTAAATATACAGCTTATTCAGTTGTTAATGGTTATTTTGATGGTGGTTATTTTAATACAATTCCATCTTTTTCCGCTGAAGTAATTGGGTTTTTAACAGAGGAAGGTGAAGAAGACGCAAATCCAATTCGTTGTTTATATGACTTTTTAACTAATACTCGTTATGGTGTGGAAATACCAACAAGTATGTTTGATGGTGATCCAGATACACCAGATACCAGTTGGTATATTGCTTCTGCATATTGTGATGAATTGGTTGAATATATTGATCAAGATGGTGTTACTGTTCAAGAACCTCGATTTAGATATTCAAATGAATTTGATTCAAGAGTAAAGGGATATGATATTGTAAAAGATATTCTTCAAACTTGTAGAGGTATTATTGCTTTTAGTCAGGGATTGTTATTTGCAAAGATAGAAAATGAGAATGAGAATGTTTCAGGTTATTTTAGTGATGAATATACAGTTGATCTTACATCAGGTGGTGGATGTACTGTAAATAGAATCTATTTTAGTTCTACAATTGCTGAACCAAGTGGTTTTTGGGAAGGAGCTTATTTAAGTTTTAAGATAGATGATGTTACTTATTCAGAAATGATTAATATACAAGAAACTAATTATGTGGATCTTGTTGATGATCTTCCTTTAGCACCCGATAGTGGAATTACGGTTAGTTTAACAAAGGATAATATAAAAGAAGGTTCTTTTAATTGGACTAAAACTCCAAGTTCAGAACGGATTAATTCATGTAGAATTGAATTTATTAATAGAAAAGCAATTGTTCCTCCATCTACTGTATTAAAGAATAACTATATATGGGATGTTGTTGAAGTTGATCAGCCTGAAGCATATACTGATGTATATATAGATCATACAAGAGGAGAATACAATCAAAAGCAAATAAGATTGAAAGGTGTTAAACGTAAATCACAAGCCATGCGAATGTGTAAATGGTTTGCTGATTTTTCATCTTACGTTGTTTATTATTGTGAATTTGTAACTGATGTAGTTGGTTATTTATTTAAGGTTGGAGATATAATTGGAGTTTCACATTCTACTTTGGGTTGGGAAGCAAAGGAGTTTAGAATTGTTTCAATGGAGGAGATAAGTAATGATGAAATTAAGTTAAATTGTCTTGAGTATAGTCGTTTTATTTATGGAGATGATATTTTACAGGTTTTCAATACAACTTCACCATCTCCTGGTGATGATGTTTATACTTATCCAGATGATATTGAAAGGGTCCATGTTGTTCAGGATATTGATAATGATTTTGTTTGGGTTAATTTTAAACGTCCTGATTCTGCTTGGTGGATGGGCGCACAGGTTTGGTTGAAACGTGGAGTTAGTGGTGAATATGTAAATGTTGGTCAATTTGCAAGAGCTACATATTCTGTTGAATTGCTTGGTGCTATTGATGATGTTCAAACAACTATTCCATTTAGTAGCGCAACTTTATATGGTACTTTTCCAGATGCAGGATCATTTTGGATTGAAGATGAATTGATTACATATACATCAATTGATGAAGTTAATAATGAATTTGAAGGTTGTACCAGAGGTACAAATGCAACCGCTCATGCTTCTGGTGAATATTGTCATTTAAAACAAACTACTCTACCTCGTATTAACTTTTATAATTCTGATGTTGGTGTTACTTGGTATATAAAGATTGTTTCTGTAAATATTGCTGGTATTGTTTCTGATTTTGATGATGCGACTGAAGTTTCATTAACAATTGTTTAAGAGGTTAAAATGGATTTTGGTCCAACTGGAAATTATGTTGCTCAGGGAGTACTTACTGGCGTTTGTGCTTTTTACGGTGGTAGTGCCGGTATGTATGCTGGTATGGCGATTGGTAATTATTTGTTTCATACTAAGGATGCAAAGAAGCATAAAAGAGATAGTGAACAACACGCACCTTCAAGTACTATAGTAAAATCAAGTCCAGTTCCTTTTTTAATTGGAACGGATATGTGTCCTGGCAATACTATTTGGGTTGATGATGATGTTCCAGCAGTTGTAGATCCAAGACATTATAATAATCCAGTTCTTAATGATATTGAAAATGATTATGAACAGGCCGCGCAAGATCAAGGTCAAGATTTAGATATTGAATGGCTTCATCATGAGTTCTTTGCTACCTTTGCTGATGAAATAACTGGAATCTATTACATTAATAGAGTGTATTTGGATTTTCTTCATCATTGGCTTTGGTTGCGAATGGATGATTTTTTACATGGTGAATATGGTTGGCATGAATTGGGTTGGGTTCCTATAACTAATTTAAGATATAACTTTTATGATTGGAACAATACATATACATTAGAAAACTTCCCTGTAATTAAAGATGTTTCTGTTATGTATTGGTGGGGGGCTATGTTAGTTCCCTTATCAGTTGCAATGGCTGTTGAGAATTCCTTTGATACAGATTATGTAAATACTGTTGCTGTTGCAGGTATGCCACAACAACAACCGGATTTAAAAGCAGAAGTATCATCAAGTGTTACAAAACATCATCCATATTCTTGTTTTAATAATCCTGATTATGCTTTTCATGATTATTCTCATTGTTATAGAGATAGTTTGGCTGATGATTTTTATGGAGTGTTGGATTCAACTGGTGTTGAAAATAGGGGTCAGCCTTGGTACTATGTTAGATGTTCTATAAGGAAGTTGCTTTTTTATGAATATACATATATTAAATTAGTAGAAGATGAATACTCATATAATAATATAACAAAAGGATATAATAATAGTCAGTCTTTTTCTCGTCAGGATATAGATACTAATCCTGATCATTTATATATTGTTCATTGTAGGAATTGGGATTATGCAAATGATTTAGATCATCACCATGCTCCGTATTCTATGAAATATGATATTTTCTATATAGATAGATCTGATGATACCGTTCATTCTGTTATATATGATGAAACGGTTATTATTCAAGGGGAAAGTACATATTCTAATTCTATTCCAAGTGTAAAAATGCTTAGTATGGAGATTGCAAATGATTCTATTTTGTTGTTTGGTTTAGAAAGGCAGTCTTATTTTATTTGGGGTGAAACTTTTGAATTGACTGCTGATGCAGAATATTTACCAAATAGAAGATGTAAACTTTATTCTGATACTTTTAATCTTTATCCAGATGGTTATTTAATTGATCCTGATAGTGCTAATGGTTTTTGGGCTTATTTCCGTAATTTTGGTACTACTGATGCTGCTGAAAGATATAGAGTTTTAGAACATACTTCAACATATATTATTGTTGACGGTTGGTATGCAATTCCTCCTGTAACTGGTAATTATTTGTATCTTACAAGAGTACGAGAAAGACAGGCATCATGGTCTATTGTTGGTGAAGGAAGTACAAGAGAAAGAATCATTACAAATTATCAGTCACCATTTGATCCTAATCTTTATGATTGGGCTGAATATGAATATGATTCTGTTCAGTTTTATCCTCATGAACAGGGTAATTATATGAAATGGGGATGGCAAATAGCTTCACATGATAGTAATTCTGTTACTTTGGTTACGCCTTTACCTGAAGATCCTGTTCCTGGTGATATTATTTGGTTTAGTTTTGATAATTTTACAGATGGTCGGGCGTATCCTCAACCATCAGATTATGATGATCCTGGTTTTTATTGGCAATGGCCGATAGATGTTTGGTTTCTTGATTATATTCAAGAAAGAATGGATAATGATAATCCTTGGGGAACTTCTTTTTATAATATTATGAATTATCCACAAACATATGGACAAACAGGAATTTGGAATCGTAGTTGGTGGGGAAAATATGTAATATTAGAATTTGATAAGAATACAGGAGAATATAAAGGTAAAAAGTATGAATGGAAACCCCCTGTTTATGGATATACCGGGAGACAAAGGATTTGTGTAATTGAAGCATGTCAAATTAATTCTGCTGCTACTGACGCTCAAATAGCTGTTTCTTTTCAATTTGTTCAACCATATGTTACTACTTGGAATCATCATATAATAATTGATAAAAGTGATTTGGATATTATAAGTGATACGAGATGGGCGCATAGTCCTGAGTATGTTGCAAATTCACATGCTTGTGGTAAGAGTTATAGAGGTTGTGTAAAGGTAAGAGCATGGGATAGTCGTACTGGTCTTTATTCATATAGATGGTATGCTCTTGTTTTAGAGTTTTCTGCAATTGAAGGAAATTACTTTAATTATTATGAAGTAAATGAAATAGACAATTCTAATAAAGGTTATTATATAATTGATTTAGGAGAGCAAGGCATTTTTCCAGATACGAGAAGTGTTTTAAGTTCTGAGAATGGTCCAGTATCAAGTATATTGAATTGTGAAGCAAATTCAAGAGGGAATATTAAGTGGTTTAGACAAAATCTTATTACTGGACCACTTTATTCTTCTTTCTTTTTGTATAATTCTGGATCATATAGAGAATCTCCTAATTTAAAGATTTATGATTATGATGAGAAGTTATTATTTAATGTTCAAAGAGAAGAAGGTGCTGGTGGTTCTCATGAAGTTTGGATTTATAAAATGCCTGATGAACTTAATAAATATGGATTCTCCTGGCCGGTTTATTCCACGGGTAGTGTTGGTGAAGTTAATAAGTTTTGGGGGGTTGATAAGGGAGAATATTCTTATCCTATAATAAATTGTAAATACTATTCTGAATTTAAATATGGTGCTGCGTTTTCTAATTATTGTGATGAAACTATTGGGAATGCTTTATATAGTATTTCGAAACTTACTGAAAACAGTTTAAATTATGAAGGTTATGGGGTAATAGATCCTGAAGGTTATTGTGATGAAGTAATTGATGATGTTGTTGTTTATTTGGGAAAGGTGTTACCAATAAAAGAACCAAGGTTTTTGTTTTCGAATTGTTATTCTGAAAAGAAACCTTTAGGTGAAATGATTAGAGATGTTTTGGCAACTTGTCAGGGTATTTTTGTTTCTCAATGTAAAGCTGGATATAGATGGCCGATAGTTAAAATACCTAATCCTGATGAAACGGCTGTTTGGTATCTTGGGTTACATAAACAGAGTTTTGTTTTAACGGTTAATTCAGAAGGATTGTATGAAGATGAAAGTCCCAGGACGGTTATATTTTTAGATCTTAGTAATTATCCAGATGATTATTGGAAGGGTGATCAGGGAACTTTGGTTAGAGGAATAAATAGTTATACTTTTGATGTAGAGAATTCTTATTCAGATCGACTTGTTTTGGAGTCTGCAATTTCTGTATATGGTCAAATAAATGATGAAATTCATTTAAGTAAAGATAATATTAAAGAAGGTTCTTTTACTTATGCAAAAAAGCCACAAAGAGAAAGATCAAATAGAGTAAGAGTTGAGTTTATTAATAGGTTGTTGGATTATAAGATGGATGTTGCTGAAGCAGATGATAATTATAAACAAGATATTGCAGATCAAAGGGTTATTTTAAGACAAATAGAGCTTCATGGTATTAAAAGAGCTACACAAGCTGGAAGAATGGCATTACGTTATCTTGATTATGAACAATTTGTAGATTGGATGTGTAAATTTGAAACTGATTTTCTTGGATGCTACTTTTGTATTGGGGATATTATTGGTATAACTCATCCAGTTACAGGATGGACTGGAAAGTTATTTAGAATTATAAGAAAAGAAGAATCTGATGAATTTGAAGTAACAATTGAATGTGAAGAATATCTTCCAAGTGTTTATCATGATTATTCTGCTCCTGTTTATCAGGGTGGTGGTGGGGGTGCAACATCCCGTTTACCGTTTACAAACTTAGTTGAGCCAGTTAATAGATTATATGCATATTATGATGTTTTAAATAATAGAGTTTATGTTGCTTTTAGTATTCCAGAGTATTCAAGTACGGTTGGTGCTAATATTTATTATAGTGTAAATGGTAGCACTTATACTTATGCTGGTCTTGCTGTTAATTCAACTGCAAGTGTTTATTATAGCTCGACAGGTACGGAAGAAGCTTCTTCATTAGAACCTACGAGAACTATATTTAATTCATTGAATGAAAGAGATTATCAATATACAGAGATTCCTTATGATCCAACAACTATGATTGGTACGTTTCCAGCTTCAGGTTATATTTGGATCAATGGGGAATTGATTTATTATAATTATATTGATACTGTTAATAATAGGTTTATGGGATGTATTCGTGGTATTGAAGTTCCAGAGTATCAATATGCTGCTGATGCCCCTGATGACGGTTATAATTGGACAAATCCATTAATAACTTTAGCTGATATGTCAAATGTATTTCATTTTCAATTGGATAGTATTCCAATTGATCTGACTGCTGAAATGTCACAGACTGAAGGATCTGAAATAGAATACAATATTCCAACAATAACTATTAGAGCAGTAGGCACTAATATTTTGAATACTCCTTCAGCGACTTTTAGTTCTCCATCATATACAATACAATTGAGATACCCGATGGGAAGACCTTATTCTCCTGCGCTGTTAAGATATTACAGGGATATTTAATAAATGCATCTATTAAAGTTTACTTTGGAAGGTGGAGGAGAACCTACTACAATCTATTGTGATGATACAATAGGTTTTGGTGATTCTCTTTCTGTTGTAAGTACTTCAATTGAGTTATTTGAAACAGTTGGGTATTATTCTGTATTTCCTGAAGGAATAAATGAATTTATCATTGACACAATAGGTTTTGGTGAATCATATCCTATTTTGTCTCATGATTATGAAATTTATGAAACTATTGGTTTTTATGATAGTGGTGATGAATCTTTAGTTGTTTATTGTGATGATACAATTGGTTTTGATGATGAAGTTACTCAAGAGTTGACTAATAATGTAAATTGTCTTGAGACAATTGGTTTTGACGAAGTAACATCATATCAAATTTATCAGGAATTTGATATTATCTTTACTTGGAGAACCAGAACCAATTCATATCCAGCTTATGGATATGGTGCTGCTGAATATGGAAGCATTGTTTCTTATGGTGATGGCGATGCCTCTAATTTAGCTGCATTTGAGATTCATATTTGGAGAGTTGGTGGTGCTTCTTCTAATAGATATTTGAATTCTGATCCTGTTGGTGAATTTAGTGAGAGATTACTTGTTCAAAGTATTCCAATTGTGGATACCAATAATCCAGATGCAGATGCAACATATACATTAACTATTGCAAATAATAAATCATTGAATGGTGGTGTATTTCTACCAGAAGTGGAGGCTGAAGTATTTGTAAAGGATTCAAATGGGCTTTATTCATTTCCTAAAATCATTGTTGTTGATACTTTAAGAGTTTATAGTGGGAGTTAATTATGGCTTTTACTTCTGCATTTCATTTGTCAAAACCACCTTATCAGACACTTCGTTATGATTTAGAATTGAATTTGAATATGGATGTTATTGAAGCGGCTTTACTTGGATTTCCTGGTTCAAATCCTCCTGGTTCGGTTGATAATTATCCAGATGTTGTTCCTACGGATGGGATGAAATGGTTGGATACAGGTAATGATCAAATTAAGGTTTATTACAACAGTACTTGGAATGTAATTCATTCTTTTTAAGGAGAGAAGATGAAGAAGAATAGTTTAGCAAGGAATTTGTGGATATTTGAATGTAAACGTGCTGATGGTTCTTTAAAGTGGAAAGAGGTTATTTATAATCTGGTTGTTGATGAGGGTTTGTATTATGCTCTTGATGTTAATTTTATGGGAGGTACTACATATTCCAATTGGTATGTTGCTTTGTATAATACGGATTCTACTCCTGTTTCTACTTGGGATTATGCTGGAATCAATTCGGATCAAACTGAATTTACCAGTTATGATGAAGTGACAAGACCTCAATGGAGTCCTGCATCAATTGTTACTTTGTCTTTGTCTGCACAGGTTACATTTACAGCTTCAACGGGTGTAAATACAACTCTTTATGGTGCTTATGTTGTTAATGTGAGTACTAAGGGAGATAATTCAAGTGGAACTGGCATTATGTGGTGTGCAACTCGTTTCAGTACAGCAAGACCATTTGTTGCTACAGAAGAATTGAATGTTACATATGTAATCAATAGTCAGGATGTTTAATTAGGAGACTGATTTATGTCTGAGCAACTTATAGCGGTAACTGAAGGATCAGGCAAAAATGTATCAACTATTCAATGTACTATAAATAGTCAGACGGTTCAAATTGAGCGTGCTTTGGAGGGTACTGGTGTAATTACTTTACCGGGAACTCCACAGGTAGATCAAGCATCGGCAACTGGTTTGGCAACTATGACCGCTGTTGATGTTCAGGGTAGATTTTATATCATTTGCAAGAATACATATAATGATACGGGTGCAAGTGCTAAATATAGAATTGCTTTTTATGATTCTGCAAGCACTTTGATTGGATTTTCAAATGTAATTACAATTCGCAATCTCGGTATATTGGACGGTTCAAGATATATGGGAGATAATTGTGTTTATAGTAATGATTTTGGTGCTGCTACAATAAAGTTCTATATTACTGAGATTTCTGCATCTGATAATATATCAATTTATGTTGGGGTGACTTAAAATGCTATTGCATCCTGTTCAAGTTTCTGAGTTATATCCAATTGGATCAGTTATTGAAGCTAATGGTCCTCCTAACGAAAATTGGTTATTGTGTGATGGACAGTTATTAGCTCAAGCTGATTATTCGGATTTGTTTAATATGATGGATAGACCTCATCCTATTTTTAATCAATGGAAGTCAATTTATTCAGGTGTTGATGAAGAAATATATGATGTTGCTTATGATGGTACTTATTATGTTGGATCTTGTTATGGAAGTAGGATGGTATATTCATCTAATGGTGAGTCTTGGACTTCAGTAGCATTAACTACGGCATCCAGACATTATGAGAGTATTGTTTATAATGCTACAATTGGTTTATTTATTTCTGTTCCTTATTCAAATACTTCATATACATTATATGTTACTTCTCCTGATGGAGTTAATTGGACAGAAAGAGCATTGCCAGCAACAATTAGAGGTAGAGAAGTTGCGAGTGATGGCACTTATTTTTATATTAATAACTATTATAGTACAACTTTTTATCGTTCTTCAAATGGAATTGATTGGACTACATTAACAGTTCCGTTTTCAAGTACGCAGGCTATGGATGCAAATTCAAGTAGAATCATTCTTTCTGATCCATATGGTAAATATTGTATTTCTACTGATTATGGTGCTAATTGGAAAACATATGATGTTGGTGTTTCTCCTTTTATTGGTAGTTGCATTTATGATTCAACAGATGATGTTTTTGTAATGTGTAGTGGCAGTACAAATTATGATGATTATGTTGCTATATCTCCTGGTGATGATGGTATAAATTGGGAGATTCAACATTTGTATTATGGTTATCGGGAATATAGTGCTTATTCAACAAAAGTGGTAAAAGCAGGAAGTTACTATTTTTTAGTTAGAGAAATTGGTGCGGAAACATTTTATTCATCTGATTTGAAAACTTGGAATAGGATTAATATTCCTAATGGTAATTGGCATACAATTCTTTATAATTCTTCAACTGGTTATTATTATTTGTTAGGTGAATCCCCATTTGTTTTTAGATGGAATGCTGTTGATTATGATACTAATACTTATTTTAGATTACCTTATGCTAATTATGATCAGAAAGAGAATCATTATTTAAAGCTTAGAAATTATATAAGGGTAAAATAACATGGCTAATCTTTTAAGTGTTGGAGGATCTTCAGTTGCAGTAGGTACAATTATAAGATCTGTTGGACCTCCCGACTCAACTTGGTTGAAATGCAATGGAGATGTTTTATTAAAAGCTGATTATCCTGCTTATGTTGATATTGTTGATGAATTGCATCCGGCAATTTGGAGGGATTGGACATTTGTTGATGTTGATCAATCGGTTGAATCTTATGCTAAATATGCAATATCAAGAATGGGAAGTATGATAGTTCTTGTTGGTCTTAATACAACTGTTTGGGTTTCAACCGATGATGGTGTTAGTTGGAATGCCTATGCTGCTTTACCATCTGGTACTTATTATCATTATTGTTTATCAAATAATGGTACAAGGTTTGTTACTGCAAGATATAATTCTGCCCTTGCTTATTATTCAACAGATGGTCAAACTTGGACTTCTGCTACATTACCAAGTAGTACTACTTGGAAGCATTTATCTTATTTTAGTAACAAGTTTGTTTTAATGCAGGAGTATCAATCGTCTGCACAATATGCTTTTTCTACTGATGGTATTACTTGGAGTGGTGTTAATTATCCTTTTTCAAGTGGTTATATTGGTGGATTAGCTAATGATGGTACTCGTTTTTTGATGTATGCATATGATTATTCTGCTCCATTTTATAAGCTATATTCTTCTACTGATGGTCAGAATTGGTCATCAGGGACAGAAGACATTTTATTGAATATGTTTAATCCAGAAATATCTACCCTTGCATATTTAAATTCAAAATGGATTATGTTGGGTTATGAAGCTTATCGTATTAAGGTTTTTGAAGGTTCTACTCTTTTAGATCCTGATGATTGGAGGGAATATCATTTAAAGCCATTTTTAAATCAATATTATAGTTATATTTATGATAATACTACACCAATATGGACAGGAGAGCATTATGTTATTCCCAATAATTATACTGGTAGTATATTAGTTGGGAAATCATTGACCAATTTGAATTACTTTAAGGTTAATTGTGTTTGTAATGTAAGAGCTTTGATGGTAAATTCTGGTGATAGTTATATTGTTTCTATGCCACGAAATGAAAGGTCAATGGCAAGAAGTACAGGTGTTACTTATAACAAAACAACACATTTTCAATTACCAAGTGTAATAGTGGATGATCATGGGGGTGTTTTTAATTACATAAAAGTAGCGGAGTGATAATGAATCAATTGATATTTAAGCAGATGCAAAGCCCAGGTGATTTGTTGATGTTGTCTGTAGCTATTCGTGATTTGCATTTGAGTTATCCCAATTGGTTTGAAACAGATGTAATTAGTTGTTATCCTGAAGTGTTTTTCAATAACAAATATGTTTGTCAATTACCCAAGAATAGAGAAATTAAAGTTATTGATTTGGATTATGGTAGTTATCTTCATAAATTAAGGAGAAAGAAACTTCATTTTTCAGATTGTTTTATTCATATTCTTAATGAGAAATTAAACCTTAATATTAAAAAGCTCAATTCATATCCTCATATAGAATTAACTCAATTAGAGAAGAATAAAAGAAAGTTCCTTGATAAATTTGGTCTAAAGAAACCTTATTGGGTTTTAAATGCTGGTATTAAGTTAGATATTCTTTTAAAGCAGTATCCTCCTTTTTTATATCAAAAGGTTGTAAATCTTCTTAATGATAATTCTGATTTTCATTGTGATATTGTTCAAACCGGACACGACCATCACCTTCATCCCCGTTTAAGTAATGTAATCAGTTTGGTTGGTAAGACTAATAATTTAAGAGATTACTTTGCATTGGTTTATCATTCAGATGGCTGTATTGGTCCTGTGTCTTTGCAAATGCATTTAGCAGCAGCATTTCAAAAGCCATGTGTTGTAATTGCAGGAGGAAGAGAAGAACCATCTTGGGAACAACATGATGGTCATTTCTATTTACATACAATTGGTCAATTAAAATGCTGTAAATATGAGGGATGTTGGAAGAAGAACTTGGCTGAATGTGTTACTATTGATGCTGAAAATAGATTCCCAAAATGTATGATGATGATTACTCCTGAATCCATTGTTGAGATAGTTATGCAATATCAAGCATTTAAGAAATCTTCCTGTGGTTAGATTTTGTAATTGATTATTGTACTAAAATGACTTAAAATGCAAGTAAATTAGGGAAGTTAAATCAATTTAAAAAGGAGTATTAAAGATGCCAGTTTATAAAAACAATACTGAAGAAAGAATTACTGAGACTGTTAAAGATACCAATGGTACTTCTATTAGTTTTGCGATTAATTCTGGTGAAACTTTAGAGACAACTTATATTCTTACTGATTCAGATTTAACTTTGATAAGTGAGGCACCTTATTATAATCCTCTTCAAGCAGCAATACATGAAGTTACTTCTACTGGTGTTGGTAATAATCAAACAGTATCAATTAATAGAAATACTAAAACGATTTCTGTATTTAATTCAAGTGGTGTGATAGTTGATATTTATCTTCGTTCTCTTTCTAATACTCCTCCGCTTAAATCTTATCCAAATACTGAACGTTTGATTAGCGTTGGTTCAAATGTTAATCAATTGATTTGTGTATTTCCTTCCGCAGCTACTATTTATATTGAAGAACGTAAGTAATTAATCAAATTCTACTTAAAAGGATAATAATAATGGGTACAAGTTTAAATCCATTTGGTGGTAGTTCAATTACGGAAGAAGTTACCAATAATATTACCAATGTTACCAATTATTATAATGAAGTTAATCAATCTACAGGTTTTGTAGATCCTGCTGCAAGTTCATTGGCTTTTAATGATACTACAAGGGAATTTACAATTACTCCGGTAAGTGAATCCTTTGTATTTTATGCTTTTGGTGTTCGTTATGAAAAAGAAGAAGCAGAATCAGTTATAATTGATGATGTGGTAGGTCAATGGTATATCTCATATAATGCTTCTGGTGTTTTGGTTGCTTCTCAGACTATTTGGGATTTGTCAACTCAAGTTCCTGTTGGTTCTGTTTATTGGTCAGGATCGGAAGGTACAATTGATGAAGAAGAGCCACAAGTTACTCCTTCTAAATTTAGTAATCTTTATGTAATTGGTGTAAGTGTTCCTGGGACTCTTACTGATGAACAGCTTCTTTTGTTTCATGTTGTTGTTGGTGGTGAGAATATAGAATTACCTAAGAGATTGCCTTATAGTTATATTAAATGTGGAACTGCACCCGCATTGGAAGCTGTTTTTAACATTTTGGTTAATGGTTCTTCTGTGGGTTCTGCAACAATTGCTTCAGGACAAACAACAGGATCATTTACATTTAATACAAAAACTACTCTTTCTGGTGGTGATATTGTTAAACTAACTGGTCCTTCTTCTGCTGATGTTAGTTTGGCTGATGTTGGTATTACAATTAAGGGTACAAGAAAATAAGGATTTAAAATATGGCTTTATATTTCTTTACGGGATTTGAAGGTTGTAGTAATAGTATGTCGGTAAATCAGCTTTTAGATGATTCTCATCATACTTCAATAATTTACAATTCTTCTAATGGATATAATTCTTCAAAATGTTTAGGAGGTTATTCTGGATTTGCTGTTGATAAAAATCTACCTTCTGGTTTAAAAACAGTTTGTGCTGGTTTTCATAAACGAAATAACAGACATATGGATCAACAAACTGAAAACTATTATTATTTAAATACTTTTAGATTTATAGTTGCTGGAAGTACTCCTATTTTTGTTCAATGCTATACCACAGGTTGGAAAGCGTTTAGAGGAACTTATTCAACTTTACTTGGCAGTTCTCTTAATACAGGTTATTTATATGATTCTAATTCTATTAACCATTTTGAATGTAAATTATTTAGTAATGCTTCTACTGGTTATATACAGGTTAAAGTTAATGGATCTGTTGTATTAAATTTAACAGGTATAAATACAGATGGTGGAGATATTACTAAAGTAATGTGGTGTTCAAGTGGTACTGGTAGTTCTTTTTATATGGATAATTTATATGTAGCTGATGATTTTCAAGGTGAATTGTATTCTCAAGTTTTATATCCCAATGCAGATGGAGATGTAAATCAATTTACCCCTTCTACTGGTGTAGATAATTATGCAATGGTAGATGAAGCTTCAATTGATAATGATGTTACAATACTTGAATCAAATAATGTTGGTGATAAAGAATTGTTTGGTTATCAACCATTAACTTTAAATAATAATACTATAAAAGGTGTTACTTTAGTTACATATGCAAGAAAGACCTCTGGTGTAGCAAGATCATTACAGCATATGAGTAAACAAGATTCTGTTGAACGTAATCATGATTCTAAAAGTTTAAATCTTGAATGGATAGATGGTCATGGATATGCTTTAATAGATACTTTTGGTCTTTGTCCTGATGATACCTCTTGGACAGTATCTAAGTTAAATGCAATACAATGGGGGTTTATATTAAATGGCTGATGAAGCATATGTAACCAGACAAAATGCTGAAGTTGCTTTATTGAATGATACAACAGAAGCATATGTAACCAGACAAAATGCTGAAGTTGCTTTATTGAATGATACAACAGAAGCATATGTAACTTCTCAATATATTGAAGTTGCATTGATAAATCTTAATCCTAATAGTTTTGCTTATATAATTACTTAAAGGGATTTAAAAGATGACTCTTTATTTCTTTACGGGATTTGAAGGTTGTAGTGACATATATGATGTTAATCAGTTATTTGATGATGGTTATGGTGGTAATTTTGGTGCTACTGGTGGTTATAATAATAGTAAATGTATATATGATCTTGGTGGTGATGGTGCTTGGGGTAAAATTATTCCATCAGGATTAAAAACAATATCTGCTGGTGGACATTTTACTAAAATATATTCTAATATTTATACGATGAGTGCTGTTTATTATGATTGGATCTTTGTTTTCTTAGTAGGTAGTACTTCATTTAGACTTAGATATACATTATCTAATGGTTTTTCGATATATCAAGGTACTACTGTAATTCATCATTCAGGTTATACTGTTCCACAGGGATCTTCTTGTCATATTGAAATGAAATTATTTAGTGATGCTGTTTCTGGTTATATACAAGTTAAAGTTAATGGAAAACTAATTATAAACTTAACTAATATGGATACTGATGGGGGAGATATTACTTTTCTTTATTTTTCATCTAATCATTCTTATGAATGTAGATTAGATAATCTTTATATAGCTGATGATTTTCAAGGTGAATTATATTCCCAAGTTTTATATCCCAATGCAGATGGAGATATAAATCAATTTATTCCTTCTACCGGAGTTGATAATTATGCAATGGTAGATGAAACTGTAATAGATGATGATACTACATATGTTTATTCAAATAATGTAGGTGATAAAGATCTTTATAATTATCAAACATTAACTTTAGATGGTAATACTATAAAGGGAATTAGTTTGTTTACACTTGCAAGAAAAACATCAGGAGTAGCAAGATCATTACAGCATATGAGTAAACAAGATTCTGTTGAAAGATACCATTTTTTAAAGGATTTGAATCTTGATTATAATGCTTCTTACGGAAATGCTATGATGGATTTCTTTGCTAATTGTCCAGATGGTACTTCATGGACAGTAGCTAAATTAAATGCAATTCAATGGGGAGTTACATTGAATGCTTAATAGAATTAATAAGTATTATTTTATAATTACTTAATTATTATGGAATTAATTTAATGGCTATTCAAAGTGATAATAGGAGCCTAAAGAATAAAGATGAAGGTGTAATTACGAGAGAAGATTTATCATTATTCATGGAAACATATAAGAATATGATAGAGTCCAATCTACAGTTAATGGATAAGCAAGATACAACTATTACTTTATTAAATTCCCTGGTAGATTGTGTTAGAGTTATTGGAGAGAAAATCACTAAAGAGTTTCAATCAACTGAGAAATCACATAATGGTTTTGCTGTTAAGCTTTTTGGTGTCATCGGGGTTTTGTGTACGATTATTTTAGGTTTGGTTGGTATATTGGTATCAAAATAACAATATAAACAATGAAGGTGGTGATGATTAAAATGGTTAATACTGAATTGAAACGTGAAAAACAATTAATAATTACTGTAACTAAATCAGATGATGAAAATTTGGTTATAAGGAATAGTTTGGTTCATATTCCTGATTTAGTGATTCGTGCATATAATGATCCTTGTAAACTAATGAATTCTTCTGATTTTAGAAAGGCAGATGTTTTTATTGTATCTGTAGATTTGAATGGATTTGATGGAAGAACGTTATATTTAGAACAAAAGAATAGATTAAGAATTATTCCATTTCTTTTTATCATTGAGCCACCTATTAAAGATGAAGATTGGGATTATTTATCATCTACATATTCCAAAGATCTTTATGATTATATAGAGAAACCAATTAATCCAAAAGAAATAGGTCATCGTGTCAGTTTGATGCTTACGATTACCCATATTTATAATATGCATACAATTGATACAATAGATGGATTGAGAAACTTCTGGAAGGAATCGGTTATTCGTGACCGGGAAATGTTACAGAAGATGCGGGAGTTATATAAAAAGGAGAAATAGGTGCAGTTACTTTTTACTTTGTTGTTAAAGGGGAAATCCAGTAAAAAGCCAGTATTGTTGAATTATAATACGGATAATAGAAAAGGGGATTTGATTTCTGTAAAAGGTTTGAAAGGTTTCTTTAAGACTTCAGGTATAACCTATTCTGGAAATTATCTATGTGTTGGTGTTCAATATCATAATTCATATGATAAGATGGTTATTTTTGATCTTCATTCTGATGATATAAAGATCTTTCAATGTGAATACTTGAAAAGTACTGGTGATATTGTTTCTATTTATCCTGGTAAATTGTATGCAAGTTCGGAGAGTACCAATTCCATTTGTTATATGGATTTTGATTCTGTAAATTTGGAATATTTCAAGGATGATATTTATTATATATTAGATAAGCATAATGATTATAAGATAAAGTCATTGTATAATTATAAAAGTACTTGGTTTTTATCTTCTCAATTAAATAGAAAGATAATTGATTTAAGCAATGATAGAATAGTTTATTCTGATATAGATAATCCACTTTGTTTATTCTTTAATTCCAATCATCGTTTATGTTTTATTGAGAATGGAAAGAGTTTATTTCATTGTGGTGATGATATATTTAAAGTAGGAAACAATCCGACTTGTGCAATTGAAGATTGTAATCGCGGAGGTTATTGGCTTGTTTGTAATACAGATTTAGTTTTTATTAATTATGATGGTGATGAAATAGAGAAACATGATTTATCTGTATTTGGTGGTAAGTCATATTTCAATATGATTGAAGCTAAGGGTAAATTTATAAAGATAAATGGAGATATAAAGCTATGACAGTATTATGGTGTGGTGGTGAGGATATAGATTTTATTGAAAATACTGCTGGAAGTATAGATCAGTATTCTGGTGAATCGTATCGTAGGGTGAATTATAGTCGTACTTCATTGAGAATAGGTGCTGGAAAAAGTTTGTACCTTTCTAATACGTTTACACCTGTGAGTAATAATATATGGTTTCATTGTTATATGGTGCATCAGTCAGGTGCTTGTGATACTGATTCTTTTCCATTTGGTCTTAGAAATAGTGTTACTGGTGATGCTATTGGTTTTGGTTTTAATGATTTAGACTATTTTTCTATAGGTAAGAAAACATCTGATGGGACTGTTACTTGGTTTGTTTCTGATAGTTTTGAAAGACTTATACCATTATCTTTATTCTCAGTAGATATTCATGTTGAAACATATGGTTTAAGTGGTTCTATGCATTTTTATATTGATGGTAATTTAATATTAACTTATTCTGGAGATATAACGGTAGGATCTACTACAGAATTTGATCAGATTCAATTAGGATATATAAACTTAGCTTCTTGGGGTACTTATATTTCTGAAATTATTGTAGCCGATGAAGATACTCGTTTAATGAGTCTTAAAACTCTTGCTCCTAATGCTGCGGGTGATGTTAATCAATGGGAAAATGATTATGATTCTATTGATGAAGTAGAAATATCAGATGCAGATACAGTTTATACAGATACAGTTGAAGAAGATGCACAGTTTAATTTAACTGGAATGCCTACTGGTGATTTCATTTGTAAAGCTGTTAAAGTAACTGCAAGAGTATCCGATGGTGTGGGTGGTATTGGTATGCAAATGGGAATTAAAACCAATTCAGCACTTCATTTTGGTGATACAAATGAATTAGAAGGATCATGGGAAACAATAGAAGAGTTATACACTCAAAACCCTGAGACTTTAAATCGTTTTACTCCTGCTGAGATTGAAGCATTACAGATTGCCTTTAGATCTAAATCTACTGCATAAGGAACTATATAAATGACAACGGTATGGGCTGACTTTTTAAATGGTGATGATGATTCTGGTGATGGTTCTTATGGTAATCCTTATAAAACAGTTTATAAAGCATCAACAGGTTTAACAGGTGGGGATGAAGTTAGACTTGCTAAGGGACCAGATCCAACGGCTTTATCAGGAACTTTAACCTGGACCAATGATTCTTTAACAGTTACGACTTCAGTTGATTTGACAGGTGTATTAGCTGCAAAGGACTTTGTTGGTAAGGGAACTGAAGTTTGGGATTATTATGAAATAGCTTCAATCACTTCAGATACAATAACTCTTGCTTACAAATATTATGGTACTTCTGAGTCAGTTACATCTTATAAACTTGGTGTAATTGATACAGGAGATCTTGCATCTTCAACCGATTATACTATTCAAATGAATGCATCTGGTTCAAGTGTTTCTAATCCATTAAAAGTTACTGGTGGGTGGGATTTAGCTACACAAACTCAAGATGGTTTTACTTGGTATTGGCAATCAGGTGCAGATCGTCAAGGTACTTGTTTTCATGGAGTTTCAAGAGATTATATTGAAATAAGAAAGTTTGGTTGTTGTAGATATATGTTTGGTTTTAAGATTTATACTGGTTATTCTGGTGATGCTTATAGTTTATCATCACTAAGAAACTCTATTCAATTTGAAAATAGTGAAGCTAATTCTCAAATGAATGAATTAGTTGTTGTTGGACAGCTTGATCCTGGTTCTTATTCTGGTATTCAAGTTTCTTCAAGAACTTTATATGTTTCTAAGATAACAGTTATTTCTTGTTTATCTTACCATGGTTTTTATTGTTTTAATATTGCTCATAATTGTGAAGTTGATGAATTTATTATATATGGTTCTGGTTCTTCTTCTTCTGCGTGGCTTGGTAATTATTGTAATTGTATAATTGGGAAATTAGATATAAAATATGGTATTGATGATGGTCTTACTTTAGATGATAGTGGAAGTATATCTATTGGTGAAGCTATAATTGAAAATTGTGCAGATTATGCTATTGTTATTAGATATAATAATCATGATAGATTTTGTATTGGTCAATTAAGTATGTCTAATAATACTTTAGGAGATATATACTTTTATTTTACTACTGCATTTAATACAATTCCGCTTTTAAGAGTTCAAAGATATGATAATACTGCACATAATTCAAGAGCTATTGGACCCTTTGGTACTATATTAAAGAATAGTTCTGAAGCAAATGGAGGTTCTGGTTATTGTTTGCAATTTGATCCTTCTGATGCCAATTACTATATTAGAGAAACAGTTGGTATGGCTAAGATAAGTTCCATTGCAAGTGATATTACTCTTGGTGTTTATATAAAAGATGATGCTTCTTTTAATGGTGTTGTAGAAGCAGCGATTTATTTGTTAGGAAAGAGAATTACTGGATGGACTACTTGGACACCTACAACTTCCTATGTTCAGAATACCATTGTAGCTTCATCTGCTGATTTGTTATTGGATGAGGTTCTTGAATTACATATTAAGGTAAATGGAACTGATGGTAATGTTTATATAGATGATTTTGGGGTGGCTTAATGGATAATTCATTTGATAATTGGGTTAATGGAAGTGTTTTAAAATTAGATAGTTCAGTTGGAAGTGACTATTCTACTTGGGTAAATGGTTCTCCAATAGCTCTTGAAGGTGTATTGGATGAAATAGGACCAATTAGCGTTTCCAAGGCAGTTGCTTATGCTGTACTGTCTGCAATGGATGGTGCTAATGTTTCCAAGGCAGTTGCTTATGCAGTACTGTCAACTGAAGTAACTGTTGGAATTTCAAAAGCTGTTGCTTATGTGGTATTAGAAGATTATATTCCATCATCAAGTAATCAACCAATCTTAATTATTATAACTTAATTATGAAACCAATTGATGCTGTTAAAAAAGCCAATAGAGGCTCTTTGTTCGTCTTTGAACATGGTTTAGGCGACTTGATTAACTTTCTTCCTGTTCATAGAGAGTTTTGTAAACAAACAAAAGTGAATGTTAGAATTGCTTCAAGTGCTAAAAGACAGTTTCATCTTATTTCTCCAAACATCATTTCATTGGATGATACTGTATCTTTTATACGCAATCAATTTGATTATATATATCGTATTCATTATCCAGATTCTTCCAATTCCAATCCCCCCATAGAGCTTCACAACGAGTCAGCCAAACCTTATTTGTGTGCCTTTTTTGAGTTGGGCATGTCTGACTTCACCTGGACCCCCTTTCGAATGAAAAATCAATGGCTGGACCCTTTCTCTAAACGAGTAGGGGTTCATTTATTTGGTCATACTGGAATGTTTTGCAAGTTCTGTCCTGATTCTGTTGCTGAAGTAATTTGGAAGGAGATTATTCAAGCAGGATATGAACCATATGAAGTTCATATGGTTCCTAATTTTGCTAAAGAGTATTCTTTAACAGATAGAGGAAGCAATGATAATTTACCGATATTTAATAAAACCAATTCATTGAGATTTGAAAAGCCGGATCTTGCAAGAATGATTGAAGAGGTTGGTAAGTGTAAATTCCTTATTGGAATTGATTCTGGACCAATCTATTTGGCATCTGCTTTACTTGGTTGTGAAAGGGTAATTGGATTGACCAATCAAAAGAGACATGATCATTTTTTACCAAAGCATATTCAAACTATTCCTGTTGGTACTTATAAAAGAGGAAGTATTACAAGGATTCTTAAACAAAAGGAGAAACAGATTCTATGAGTACAGAAGAAGTTAAACCAATGAAGGGATGGAAAACAAAGACAGGGGCTATTTTACTTTCTGTTGGTGCATTTCTATCTTCCATGTCAGAAATGATTCAAGATCCTGACATTTTCATGTGGATGGATTTTGCTGGCAAGACTATTCTTGGATTGGGTACTTCCCTTACAGCTTGGGGATTGGGACATAAGCTTGAGAAGAGCAAGAAGACACTTTTACCCCCTGGTCCTGCTGTAAAACCTTCATTTGAAAGTAGCATTGTGAAAAAGTAGGTTTACATATAAGTAAACTGTGAATAGGCTGAATGATATTTTGTTCAGCCTATTTTAATTTGATTGAATACGTCTTTTAATTGTGTCCATGTCAGTTCATTTGGATCAGTACCTTTAGGAAGAATTACAAAGTCAACATCAAATGGCATTATCTTTTTCAATCTCCAATAGTCAAACCAGGAGTCATTGTCAAATATTACAATAAGAGAATATGGATTACATTTTATGATTCTATCTATTTGTCTATTTGAAACTGATTTCAACATTCCTGTTGTAACAGAAGCTTTGTTTTTGTAATAACATCTTACGAAAGAATCAACTCTTGTGTAATCAAGAAATCCTTCTACAATTATCAATGGTTTGTTTGGTATAATTTGATCTTCATTGTAAATATAATGCTGTAGATTTGTTGGTGTGTGGTATCTTTTATAAACCAGATGTCTTTTTTGATATGATACTACTTTGTTTCTAAGATATATAGGCCAAACGATTTCATTTCTAAGGAGTTTTAGATCATATCTTTTAACATGCCATAGATTCAGCTTTCTTCTATTAAGAAAGTCTCTTAATAGACTGTTTCTTCTTATCATGTTTATATTAATATCTACTGTACCGTGAGGTAATGGATCTGTTGGATCAGGTACATATTCTTTTTCTATATAAACATTGTTTCCTCTTATGATTTCAAGGACTCTTTGTTCAACATCTTTTTCATATTCAGAATATTTGATGAAGTAATCAAATGCATTTGAATATGACATTCTACCATAATAAGATACCAGCTTTAAAGGACTAAGATAACACTTGCAAATGAAACAACTTCCAAACTTCTTATCCTTGTGTATTCCAAAATGGAATCTGGAATCTCCACAACCAGGACAAGGCGCAACTCCAATAAAGTTGTTGCCGATATTCTTTCCTTCCATTATATATGATACATTGTGATCGTCAAGAAATGAGAATAGATTCCAGCTTTGAATTGCATTAATCAACCTTGGATCTTGATACATATTTAGAAAGTCAATTTGGTTATTTCCCATTTCTTTTCCTCATATGTGTTTATTCTTTCAATGGAATGAGATTGAAACTTATTATAGAATCTCTTTGATCCTGTAACCTTATCTATGGAATCAATTACTGTTAGATAGTCTTTTCCTTCTACTCTTCTCCTGCCTCTTCCTACTTTCTGTAGAGTATCAATCTCAGACTTTCTTGATGATCCCATTACAACACAATCTACATTTGGTATATTTGTTCCAACTCCAAATACCTTTGTTGCTATTACACATTTGATTCTTCTATCATTAAGATCCTTGATTACTTTCTTTATTATTTCATTATCTATTTTGCCATGAACAAATGTTACCTTCATCTTTATTTGTTTGGCAATATCAACCATTATATTTCCCTGTTTGGTTTCATCAATTAAAATCAAACAGGTTTTTCCTTTATCTAATGCTTCTGATTTTGCTGCTTTTAATAGTTTTGTATTGCGTACTTTGGACATAAGAACATCTTTACGCAATGAATCATGGTATGAATATCCTATAGGATTACTACAAAAATAGGATACCAGTTTCACCTTGACCGGCAGTACTCTCTTTTCAGCTTCTAAGTCTTCAACGGTACATATAATGGGACCAAAGCTGCCCATCATTTCCATTGCTTTGACGAAATTGGATTCTTGTTTTTGTGGTGTAGCGGTAACTCCATATCGGTAATAAACGTGATTGCATTTGGTAAGGAAGTTTATAATGGTGTTGTTGATTAGATGAACTTCATCCATGCAAACTAATTTTAGATTCTTATTTACTTTATATTTATCAATGGATTGAAATAAACAAACAGTTATTTGTCTTTGATCATTTATTCCTTGTCCAATGAATCCTACTTTATCTTTTCCAAACCATTTACAAAAGCTTTCATGAAGTTGATTAAGAATTGTCCTGGTTGGTACTATCATGATTGTTTCAGGACAATTTAGTTTATTAATTATCCCTCCCAATACAACTGATTTACCCATTGCTGTTGGACCTACCAGAATACCTCTTTTATCAATTCCAATTCTTCTTAACATCTTCTTTTGGAATGTTTCAAAATCAATCCCTGGTAGTTTTGGTATTAACTTCTTCTTTATTGTATAAGGATCAACGATTTCAACATCACATGGATGTTCATGTTCATTTGAATAATCTATTACGTAGTTTAAAAGACCGGAAGAAAAGTATGTACGTTTATCTTTATGGGTTTCTGCTAATGTCTTTTTTATGAACTTTAGAACAGGGTATCCCCTTGATCTGTCATAGATCATTACCTTGCCAGTATAGCTTAATGATTCAATTGCCATCTTTTTTGCTATTGGATTTTCAGCAAGACAATACTGAGCATCAATTTGTTTAATACTTACTATATTATCGTACATATTCTTCTTCCTAATTTAGTAATCAACTCCTGGTTGCTCTTTTACTTCTTCTTCAACAGTTTCAATATTAAATGTATCCAAAGCAACCTGTCCAATAGTTAAATCACGAATAATACCAACAGATCCATGTTGTTTTCCGTGTCTGTAATTAGCTACGTAGATTCTATATTGATTTAAGCTTTCTTCTGCTTCTGTTTGACACATAGCAAGAACCAGATCACTATTAAATATTGTATCAATGTCATCTGCAACCATGTAGGAATGAAATACGGATGCTTTCATTGCTTGTCTGTTTCCTTGCATAGCTGTAATGCAAATGACATTCTTCTTTCCTGCTATTTCTTTTAATCCAAGACAGTTTTCTCCAATTCTTTCTTTCTTCTTTTGTTTGTCTTGAGTTTCTTTCATGATACCAAGATAATCAACAACAATAACATCGGCAAAAAAGCCACTTGTTTCTTCAAGTTCATCAAGGATTCTATCAATGTCAAGATAATTGACCCTGCCTCTATTTGATGCTACTATTTTTAGATTACCTCCTGTTGTTTTCTTAATCTTATTCCTGTTCTTTATAACCTTATCCACTTCATAAATTGTATCTACGTTTCTTTTTACCAATTTCCATTTCTTTCCTACTTTCTGCATGATTTCAGCTTCAGTTGATTTCTTTTCTGAAGTCATGAAACCCATTACCATATCGAACCTTTCATCAATTTGTTCTTTTCCCATTTCAAGGGAGATAAACAATACATTTAAGCCTTGCAGAACAGCATTAACTGCCATTTCAATTAAGAACCACGTTTTACCACCTTTTGTAGCCCCTAATATATTTACTAACCAATTTTCTTTCAACCCTCCTATTAAATTATCAAGCTTCTTGATTTTGGTTAGCATTTTGTATTTGTTTTCTTTTACTCTATCTTCAATGAAAGAACGATCTGAAAAGTAATCATAATATTGTTCTTCTATTGTTGGTTCTTTCATTGATTTTAATATCAACGCTTTAGCTTCATCATACTTTCCTCTTTTAATTAACAAAGCAAAATCAACACTTGCTTCTTCCAGTTTGAAGTGTCTGATTGCTGTGCTAAGTGTTCTTAAAATGTATTCTGGATTAGATCCTGTTATTTCTTTAAGTACAGCAATAAGACTTATGCATCTTTGATATAGTTCATTACCTATATTCTTTTCAAGATCCTTGAATAGATCATAGAAGTTATCTTTTGGAGCTACTTTGAATTCATCAAAGTAATTGAATATTATCTTTATTAAGTATTCTTTCTCTTTTGTTTTGAATATAGATAGTGGAACTACATTCCTTATCTTTTTAAGGAATTCATCACTTTGGATGCTGTGGAATATTAT